ATATTAGTTTATGCCAATTATTAGAAAGAATGACGTTGTTACAGAGCGTCCAGTGATTATCGTACTTTATGGTACTCCAGGTACCGGTAAGACATCTTTGGCTACTACAGCCAACAGTCCTTTACTCATCGACACCGACCGAGGATTTGACCGTGCCGTTCAGCGTCCAGACATTGTTGTCACGGCTTCACGCTGGGAAGACATCTACAATGCTGAGGTTATCGGTTCCTATGTTGTTGAGGATGGCAAGCAGGTTTGGAAGCCAGGTTTGATCAGTGAGTGTAAGACCATCGTAGTAGACACAGCCAAGGCTATGCTCGATGACTATCTCAACGCTTTTGCTATTCAGCAAGACCCTAAGCTGGGAACTAACTCATTGAAGCGATATGGTGTGATGGGAGAATTGTTCAAGCAGTTTGTCGGCATTCTCCGTTCAAACAATTCAGACATCATCTTCATCTGTCACGACAAGGAGACACAGGAAGGAGATTACATCAAGCATTCTCCAGACTGTACAGGACAGAGCAAGGACTTGCTCATCCGTATTGCGGACCAGGTAGGTTACATCTGCAAGGAGAACGGCAATCGCGTCATCAAGTTCGAGCCACAGGACAATCGTGTTGGTAAGAATGTTGCAGACCTGCAGGACACTTGGATTCCAGCTTACGGAACAGAGGAGTTTGACACTTGCATGGCAGACATCATCAAGAAGGTGAAGAAAGCCATCGTGAATAAGTCCGATGCTCAGGCTAAGGCGCAGGAAGCCGTTGATGATGCTCGAAAGAAGCTTGCAGCCGTGGAGACTGTAGATGATGCAAATGCACTCATCGAGGTTGCTCACGGATTGAACAAGATTCATCAGAAGGCATTCATGAATCAGATGATCAAGGAACTTGCTGTCAAAGGCATTGACTTTGACAAGAAGGGCAAGAAGTTCGTCAAGCATGAGGATGCAGCATGATGAAGCCTTTGATTAGAGTTACCCAGCTAGAGAGCTTCAGACGGTATATGTCTGGCGAATATGCTTATGTTACAGAGCAGGACGTTATAGACAATATTACTAAGAAGTTTGAGGGCAACGATTACACAAGAATAGGAACTGCCTTTCACTCCATCGTGGAGACTGGCAGTCCCCATTGCTTCAAGGAGCCGGAAGGTGTTCGCCATTTCACCTATTATAAGAAAGATAAGACAGAACCCGTTCCAAAAGGAAGAAGATTCGTCTTTGATGAAGGTGAAGCGATTCTCGACATTCCACAATGCAAGGTTGCTTTGAAATACAGGAATGAGCATCCTGGCGCCTTTCATGAGGTTCGTGAATACAAGGATTTCGGCGATGCCGTTATCACGGGATGTGCCGATATGATTGACGGACTAGAGATAAGAGACGTCAAGACTAAGTACGGACCGGTATCAGACAAAGACTATATAGACAGTTGCCAATGGCAGCTTTACCTAGAGTTGTTTGAAGCTGATGTGTTCCATTTTGACTTGTTTGTCTTTGAGGGCTACAATAAGGATAAGCACAAGGGAGACGTGAGAGGTCTCAAGCTTACTCCTTATGAGCCAGCAATCACTTGTTACAGATACCCGGGAATGGAAGATAAGAACCACGCTCTATTGCGTGACTTCCTCAAATGGGTAGAAATGAGAGAATTATTACCATATTTACCATTAACAGAATCAGATGGCTAATACAATGACAGGAAGGGTATTGCTCATCGGCAATGTCGAGGAAATACCAAGTAAGAGCGGTGGAGAGCCGTTCAAAAAGAGAGTTGTGGTTCTTAACTGTACACACTCGAATTACGGAGATGTGTACGAGAACTACCCAAGTTTTGAGTTCAGCGGAAAGCACGTGGATGATCCTGCTGATTTTGCAGTTGGCGAGATTGTTACTATATCTTTTGCTCTTCAAGGTACCAAGTATCAGAAGAGTGCAAATGACCCGGTAAAGTATTTCAATACCATTTCGGGTTATAAGATAGAAAAGTATCAGAGAGGTGGCCAGACGCAGCAGCAAGCACCTCCACCACCGCAGCCGCAAGGAGTTCAGTCACCGGCACCGCAGCCGGGCAAAGATGATGATTTGCCATTCTAGTTATGATTTTCAATCTCAACAATGACAAGGACAGGGCAGACTACAAGGACTATTGCAATGGCCTTTACATGGATGCCCTGAAAAGCGGAAAGGGTTTTATCGTGGAGGTGAAGAAAAAGCACCGTCCACGTTCCCTCGCCCAAAACAGCTATCTGCATGTGTGCCTTCAGTATTTCGCATCAGAGTTCGGCTACGATGAAGAATATGTGAAGTATAACATTTTCAAGCAGATAGTGAACAGAGAAATCTTTGCGAAGCAGAGAACAAACAGAAGAGGACAGCCTGTAACTTATTGGAGAAGCACGGCTGACCTTGACACAAAAGAATTAACAGACGCTATTGAGAAGTTTCGGAACTATTCAAGTATGGTTGCAGGGTTGTATATACCCGAGCCTAATGAAGAAGCAGCCTTGCTTGAAGCTCAGAAACAGATAGCATTATATGAAAAGTATTTATAATTATGAAATCAGATTTGAAAAATTATGTTCCTGAGAACATTGAGTTTGTATTGGAGGAAGGTGTAAAAGACATGTTCCCAATGGAGTTGGACTTCCTTGCTTTGACCGAGGAGAACCTTTGTGGAGAGAAGCCTTTGAAGAATAAGGCAGACATCCTTAAGTTTGTCGGAAAGCACTTCACAGCAACCTTCCCTGACAATGAGTTGGTTACACGTTTCCTCGATGAGTTCGAGAAGAAGAACATCAGAGAGGAGTATTGCACACTCGAAGAGAACGTGGTGCCAGCTCGCAAGCTGGAATTGGAGGAGGCTTTGGAAAAAGCCAAGAAGATGAAGAAGGATGCAGAAGAGGCTTATGCTTCTGTCCTTATGGAAGTAGCCAAGTACGCCGCTGAGGTGCGCCAGGGAACTGTTGATATGCGTTTGAAGTCGAAGAACGTGTTCTGTATTGCATTGGCAGGTTACTATCTCGTATATAATTGGGATGCAAATACCGAGAAGTTCTTACTTGCAAAGGCTTATGCTATCCCGGACCGTTCTGAGATTTGGGCAAATGAGGTCAAGAATCGTGAGAGCATGAAAGAGGTCTTCGGATTGGAGTTCCCAGAAGAGGAGCAGCCAAAAGAAGAAGCTCAGCCAGAGCAGTCTTCAGATGATGACGATGATGAATTACCATTCGGCGAGTAATGAAGTACACTCTTAGAAATTATCAAAAGCAAGCTAGTGATGCAGCCGTAAGGCTGTTCACTAGCAAGGCTGACAAGAACGGATTGGTTATCCTGCCTACGGGTGCAGGAAAGAGCTTGGTGATAGCAGATATTGCCTCTCGCCTGGAAGGACCGCTGTTAGTCTTTCAGCCCAGTAAGGAAATTCTTCAGCAGAACTTTGCCAAGCTGCAAAGCTATGGTATCTTCGATTGTGGTTGCTATAGTGCTTCTGTAGGATGTAAGGATATAAACAGAATAACCTTTGCCACCATCGGGAGCGTGATGAACCATATGTCAGACTTCGATTGTTTCAAGAACATCATAATTGACGAATGTCATTATGTAAACTCGAAGTCAGGGCAATACAAGCAGTTCATAGAAGCGAAGAACAGACAGGTTGTTGGATTAACAGCCACACCATACCGCCTTGATCGTGCCGAAGGAGGTTCCATATTGAAGTTCCTCACGAGAGTAAGACCTAGAATATTTTCAAAGGTCATCTATTGTTGCCAGATTGGAGAGCTGCTTTCCAAAGGTTATCTTGCAGACTTGCATTATTATGATTTGACAGAATTGGATTTAAGGAGAGTCAGAAGCAATTCCACCAGTGCAGATTATGATGAAAGAAGTCTCCTCGCAGAGTACGAGCGTTGCGGATTCTATGATAAGCTATCAAATACAGTAGTCAAGGTCCTGCAGCCTAAAAGCGGCATTCCCAGAAAGGGGGTACTTGTATTTACCGCTTTCACAAAGGAGGCTAGGCAGTTGGTTGATAAGCTTCAATCACTCGGAGTCAATGCCGCCATCGTGACAGGCGATACCCCCAAAAAGGAACGTGAAGCCATTCTTGAAGGATTCAAGAGGAGAGAAATAAAGGTTGTTGCCAATGTAGGTGTACTGACTACGGGATTCGACTACCCTGCCCTAGACACCGTTGTTTTGGCACGCCCGACGAAATCTCTCGGGCTCTACTATCAGATGGTAGGCCGAGCTATCAGACCTTTTGAAGGAAAGGACGGGTGGATAGTTGACTTGTCGGGAAACTATAGCCGATTCGGAAATGTCGCAGACCTCTTTATTAGCAGACCTCCAGGAACCACGAAATGGGCGGTGTATTCCAGAGGAACACAATTAACTAATGTCGTACTAAGATGAGCGTTCTAAATGAGCTTATTGAATATAAGCAAAGAGATTCCGCATTAGGAACTGAGTATTTAACTCTCTGTCCGCATTGCAGAAAGGGAGTATTTACACAAGAACCAATTTATGTAGGAAGTTTAGCTTGCCGTTTATGTATTGATTTTGCGAACATGACGGACAAATATGTTACATGTAAATTCAAAAGAAATGTTTCCAATTTATAAGAAAAAGAAGAAATCTCCTTCTGCTCCCAAAAAGAGAAAGAAGAGTAAGCCTGATTTAGTCAAGAGACTAGACAAGGTGTTTGCGTTGTATATACGTCTGAGAGACTGCATGCCGAGCGGCATGGGACAATGTATCAGCTGCGGAAAGATAAAGCCGTACAGAGAGCTTGATTGCGGTCATTTCTTCGGACGTTCCAACATGGCCACCAGATTTGATGAAGATAACTGCAATGCAGAATGTATCGGGTGTAACAGAGTGAAGTCAGACCATCTTATATACTACCAGGAGAATCTGATAAAGAAGATTGGTGTTTCCCGATTTTCCACCCTGCGAGAGCGTGCTCACTCCATCAAGAAATGGGATGACGATGAGTTGGAGAAAATGATTAAGTATTATACTAATGAAGTAAAGAGACTGAGTTATGAGAAAGGTATCACCGTTAATCTGTAAAAAATATAAGTCCCCAGTGTTTCACAACACCGAGGACTTGAACCAATTAAAATCCTATAAAGATTATACTTTAAAGGGATTTGTTTGCAAAGGTAATGAATTATTTTCAAATTGCCAAATAAATCCCAATAAAAAAAGCCTGCTCGCCAGCAGGCTAAAGAGAAACCCATACAATATTCTTTTACAGAATATAATGGAAAAAACTTACTGCAAAAGTACTAAAAAAAATTGAGATAGCCAAATATATATCTAAATATATTTTGGTATTTTTGAATATTTAAGTTAATTCTTTTGCATATATCAGATAAAATTCGTAATTTTGCATTAAGGAGAAACAATATAGTTATAAATAAAATATTATACAATATGGAAGAGACAGAATTTCTAAGAGATTTTGAAGGAATCAAGGACTACAGAACGTTCTTGGTAGGCTTGGACAAACAGTTCAAGTCGGCAGGTGTGTTGTATCGTGAGTTTAAGATTTTGGAGGGGATGGCTTTTATCGCTTTAAAGATTAGCCCTTCTATCCACAATTTTATCTCTAAGCAGCAAAGTGCTGTTTACAGTAAGTTGCAGACAGAAGTTGACTCCCTGGCAAATAGTATAAAGCGAGGTAAGATATGCTTCATTAAGAACGAGGACTTGAACCAATAAGATTATGAAATATAATTGCATCAGAAATAGTGATTCTCCAGAAGTAATGAGAGCAAGGGTGAAGCACGGCATAGCTGCCTACGGCATCTACGTTGCTCTTATGCAACTATTGGAGGAAGACGAGGATCATAAGCTGTCAAAGGATTATTCTATGATAGCTTATGAGATGCGTGTTGATGTTTCCGTGGTGCAATCTGTAGTTGAGGATTTTGATTTATTCGAGGTTGAGGAAGAATATTTCTATTCTAAGGAACTTTCAGACACCATCGAGCAGGCAAGAAAAGTCAGCGAAACTAGAGCTAGAGCCGGTCGTGCAGGTGGTGCAGCAAAGGCTAGAAATTTCGTAGCAAATGCTAAGGAATCTTCTAGCAAATGCCAAGCAAATGCTAGCGAATCTCTAGCAAATGCTACAAATTCTCTAGCAAATGCTACAAATTCTCTGGCAAATGCTACAGATATTCTAGCAAATGCTAGCGAATCTCTAGCAAATGCTAAGCAAATGCCAGAGTCCAAAGAAAGTTCCCCAAACCCTTCAAAGAATATATATTCCGTTCCTACGGAACGGGAAGATAATATAAAATTATCTTCTCCTTCTAGCGCACGCACGAGGAAATCGAAACCGAAAGAGTTTACCATCTGCCACAAGGGACGGCAAATATTCGAGAAGTATTACCAAGAACTCTATGACTCCGCCTATTATTGGCAACCCAAGGATGCAAAGGCTATGAACTCTATCCTAAAGAAGATTTCTTTTGCTAGAAGTCACAAAACAGTGCCGCTTCCGATAGATGACGAGAGCTTGCTTAAGGCATTGGAAGAGTTTCTACGTCGTATCGACAAGACTTGGATAATGAACAATTTTTCGGTTAACAAAATTGATTCTCAATACAACGAGATAGTATCAGAAATGAAAAATCATAGACAAAACGTAACAGACAATGGAAACAATACAAAGACAGGATGGAAAGCTCCAGACCACAAAGACACATCAGCGTATCGGTCGGGGTTTGGAGTTGCCGTTGGAAAATAGAGAAGTCAAGAACTTTCTTTACTATGCCTACAAACGAGAGGTAGAGAAAAGAAAAAGAACGTTTGTCTTCACTGACGAGCTAAAGGAAGCAATATCGAAAGTCGGGGATTTTCTTACTATAGAGACAAACTTTTACGGGCTGTTTATGCCCGGCAGTATTGGAAATGGCAAGACTACAATGCTAAAGGCTATTCGAGATTTGCTAGTTCATCTTGTGGACTCAAACAAGATTAGCTATTGCGAGGGTGACAAATATCCGCGATTCGTCAAGGCTAGAGATATGGCTTACATGATTCACGAAGACATAAACGAGTTCAGAGCAATCATGAACACTAAGTTTCTCTTGATTGACGATTTGGGTGCTGAGCCAACGGAGATAGTCACTTACGGAATGCACTACAAGCCGTTTGACGAGTTGTTGGACTATCGCTATGAGCAGATGCTGCCCACGATTATAAGCTCAAACCTAACGGCCATTGACATCGGACAGAAGTACGATGACCCAAGAATTGTAGATAGAATGCACGAAATGTTTGATATTTTAAGTTTTGAGGAGGTATCGTTCAGATGAGTTTAGCACAATCACCATATCAGAATCAGCCATTAGTGAATGACACAAAGGCTGAGCAGTATGTTATCGGAAGTCTTCTTGTTGATCCTACCGCATACACTCTAGTAAGCCAATATCTAGATGAAGACTGTTTTTACGACCCCATGTGTAGGGATATATGGAAGGCTGTTGATAATATGGGAAAGCAAGGTATGCCGATAGATGTCATATCTGTTTCTGCCGAGCTCAATAAGCAGAAGTCGAATGTAACAGCATTGGACTTGATGAACATTTCGGCACAGATTGCATCATCTGCACATGTAGAATATCATGCCATCAGATTGCAGGACCTTGGTAGAAGAAGAAAACTCTGGGTTGTCGGGCAGCAGCTTTCCAAGGTTGGATTATCGGAAGAGATTCTGACCGCAGACGCCCACCAAGAGGCTATAGAGAGTATCGGAGGAGTATTTGAGAAAGCAGATGGAGTGTTCACGCTCGATGATGCAATGAATAGTCTAAATGAGATAATGGTTAAGAATGCCACCGTTGGAGGTGTCACGACAGGAACCAAGACCGGTATGGAGAGATTCGATGAAAAGGGAGGTCTGCAGAAGTCTGATTTGATTATCGTTGCCGGCGAAACTTCTCAGGGAAAGACGAGCCTCGCACTTTGCATGACAAGACACGCCATCGAGAACGGAGCAAAGGTTGCTTTCTACTCTATGGAAATGACGAAGGAGCAGCTTACGGCACGTCTGCTTTCTGCCAAGACGAACATCCCGGCCAACAATATCCTCTATTCGGGCAGTCTGGCGCCAAGCGAGATAAGGATGATTGATGATGCTAGAGGCAAGTTACCCGGAGAGAATTTATTCTTTGATGACAAGAGCACGTCAAATATAGATTCTATTCTTCTTTCCATCCGAATGCTTAAGATGCAGAAGGACATAGACGGAGCCGTAGTAGATTACTTGCAGATTCTTAACGTAAACTCCAGGAGTACGAGTTTCAGCAGGGAGCAGGCTATGGGTGATGCCGCACGAAGATTCAAGAACCTCGCAAAGGAACTGAACATATGGATCATCGCCCTAAGTCAGTTGTCTAGAGATAGTAACTGCCCGGAGCCGAATCTGAACCGACTGCGCGATAGTGGACAGATAGGAGAAGCTGCCGATGTTGTCATCCTAGTCTATCGAGCAGAGTATTACAATAGAGCGTACCCTGCCCCATTTGATAATAAGGACGATTATCCTACTGACGGAACGGCTATGATAGACGTTGCCAAGGGACGTAATATCGGAACGTTCAAATTCTTTATGGGATTCAACAAAAATACGACAAATTTTTTCAAGACGAATTTAATCAACGAAGATGTACAGGTGCCTTTCGAAAAGCCAGAAGAAGCAGATGCACCATTCTGATAATCAGATAGTTACAAAGTACTACGATTTAGTATTTTTAACTAAAATAATCGTTAGTATATTTGCATATATCAGAAAATTTTTGTACCTTTGCATATAGAAAGAAGGTAGTAGTTTTGACTATTCAGAGCCTACCTTATAAGTTGAACCAATTAAAATTATAAAGATTATGAATACAAAATTAAATTCGCTTAACGAAAAGCAGAGAAAGTTGTGGGCAATAATTTGAGAGGCATTGAATTATGAAGACACGGATGAGGACTTTAATGAATTTAAGGAAGAGGCTGAAGGTCTGCTTGCTGACGATGAGGAAGATTTCTATGTTACATACAATAGTATGGATGACTTTGATGCTTCTGATGTGATAGACCTCATTAACGCATAGTAATCATTAATAATTCGAAGGCTATGGAAGAATCTTTATCAGAGTACATGCTTCGCAGATTTTGTTCTGCTTATCCAACGGTTCCAATTACGCTTTCAAAAGTCAAGGCTTATCTTGACACGGTTGATGATTGGAGAGAGTTAGATGATAGCCATTTGGCACTATTATACAATTTCAATCTTAAAAAATAGAAAGGGAATAATTATGAGAAATTCAAATTTCAATCTTATCAAGTCATTAGGCTACATTGTAGTTCTTATGTAAAGGAGGAGACGAGTATGAGTTTAATCGATGAAATCAGAGCAGCTAGAGTTTCTCAACTCACTGAGGAACACAAGGAAAAGCTTCTTGCTTATATCAAGAAGAACCTGATGCAAAATGATTACGCTTTAATCGGTGGCGCAGCACACTTTTCGTATGATTGGAAAATTCCAGACCCAGATGGCAAGGATTGGTGGAGAGACTGTTATGCTCCATACAAACTCCATCCAGCCATTACGGATTGGCTGACCAGTCTTGGCTTTACTTGCAGACGCTATTATAACAGAGGTGGTGTTGACCAGGGAATATGTGTAAGAATATAAACAAGTGTTGTGGCAACTGTGCATTGTTCCTTCATGAGGACATTTATGGATATGGATCTTGTGATTTTTCCGAGAACCCTCATTGTGGGGACAATGCTTGCCAAGCGTATAAATTAAATGAGTTATGAAATACGTAGATTATAAAGCCAAGCAGCAAAAGGAGTTCGACAAGCTCCCTATGAAAGCTGCATTCGGAGATAAGCAGTTCAAGGAAATGATGGCAGAATGGGGTCTTACCACAAGCAAGGAAGACCTAGAAAAGATATGCTCCATCGGTTCCGGTGCTTATTGCCTCAAAGAAGACAAACATCTTTTTACCGAGTTCGCAGAGCGTTCCGTCAAGGATGATGAGGAGTTCTATTCAAATGACGAGAATTTAAAGGATGCTCTCATCTATGAGTTTGGCAACCATGAATGCGGATATACATGGGAATTTGAGAATGGTATTATCGCATTGGGATTCTCTATCAAAGAGTTTCTTTCGGACGAGCGCAAAGCCAAGGTGTTCGCAGAGGCAAGAAAAGAGTATATAGACAAATTGGAGGGCTAGCTATGAATATCATTAGAATAACAAAGACGGATAAGGAACGCTTTGATGCCATATTCACTGGCGATAAGTACATCTTCTTGAATCCTACATTTGGACTAGTCGCTATTGCGGAGCGCAAGGAGGTGGCCGCAAAATCTCCTTATGCCACGCGATTTGAGATTATCCGTACAGAGCAAATAAGCCATAGACTTATAGATGACACTCTCATCAGTAACGAAAAAAGACTTACGAGCTACAATGTGATAATCACAGATTATAAAAATGAAGATAACCTTCCACAGCATACGTTACCTTATCTGGTAGATATATCACTGTCCATGGTTGGCAATAAAAATTCGGAGGGCTAGCTATGTTGGTAAAGGAAATGGTTCAGTACAAGAGAACTGCTGATATGGAAGAACTTTATCTTATGCTCAACAATGATTCAGTCGCCTACGATCTTTGGCACGATGCAGCTGAAAAGTATGCACTGAAGATGGTAAACGGCGAGGCAGTAATGATGGAGAATGTCGCCCATGTGATGATTGCGAGGGTCACTCAGTCTTGCGACAGATTGATTAACTGGCGCAGAAAGATGATTACAGATCCATTAAACATTACTAAGGAGCAGAAAGAGATTGTCGCATGGCAGTGGTTCTACAATAGTATGATGGATTCATATACGTTTTATAAAGGTAGGCAAAAGTAAGGTTTAACGATATGGGTATTAAGGACACCCACTAATTAGACACCTTATTCTTATCTGGCAGCCGGAAAGACGGCAGCCTACCTTTCAAAAATATACAATATGAAGGATTACGATTACTTATCTCTTATCGTAGAGATTTCCCCACAGCATCAGAGCTGTTCTGGAGATATTAGGGATTACGAGTATGTTTGCAGACTGGATTGTGTCGGTGACCATAATGAAATATTGGAATTTATGCTTCAATGGGATTATGGAGAAGATACATCAGATACACAAACTGAGTTAGACAAATATGAAGATGTGCTCATCGAGACAGATACACATATACTTGCAAAATGTGAGTCCAGGAACTTCGGCTGGCAAGGTGACGCATTCTTCCTTTACAGAAAGGATAAAAATAAATGAAGAATATTTATCATATACATCAGTCTTCCAATTCCTATTGGGATAGCCGTTGGACTGACACAGACTATTATCTTTGCGATAGCGAGGAAGAGTACCAGCAGAAGCTGGCAGAATATACCGAGAAGCGTAAGCAAATCGAGAAGGAGTTCAAGGAGAACCCAACGGAACTTAGCAAGAGTCGCGCACTATTCTTGCAGCTCAGCAAGGAACAGAAGGTGCATGCCAGCGAATACTACTACGGTCATGAATGGTGCGGTAAGGAGTTCGATGCTTTCGGTTTCTGCTGGAGTGAGAGGTTGGAGAGAAGCACGCATTACAAGTACTTCTTGAAGCCTGGGTCTGTAACAAATGAAAGCGTAAGTTCTGCCGTTGGCAGATTTACAGGATATGGAAGTTAAACTTAATAAGATTGGAGGTGAAACATGTAGAATTAAGTAAAAATCATCGTTAATCAATGGTCGGGATTAAATAACAAACAATGTTTGATATTCTTTATTTTGCGACAGCTCGGAAAGACGGCACCCGACCTTTAAATTTAAAATAATATGGAAATAGAAGAATTAATAAAAATAGCAGAGTCTGATTCCTGGACTGTCACCGAAGAGGAATACACGAATGGGAAAGGATTGCTCTTTTCAAGACGTTCACCTGCAGGTCAAGACTTCTCGATATCAACCGGACCATTTGAAAGTGCGGAAGAATTGATCAACAGCATCCACCAGCGTTACGTAGAATTTGATGCTGACAGTGAAACATATTTATGGTTAGACAACGAGGGCCATGGAAAGAACGGAGCACCATATCGCATGAGGGATGTGCTGGAAGACATGGAGGCTTGCGAGAAAATGATTTACGACTTATTTATTTGTTATCGGGACGCTTATGAAAAGAAGTGAATTATTTATGGCTTGCGCCAATGAGTACAGTTACAGATGCAATTCTGATTGCGACAACTGTCAGTTATACCTTCGTTACTTAAAAGAAAAGGAGGATTGATTATGAAAGGGAAAGATATTATCGTAGTTAGCAGTTTTGGTGTACAAGCGTACTATCCTATTGGGCAGAAGCTTAGTATAAATGGGAGAACTTGCGTAGTAGCGAAAAGTGGAGATTGCGTTAATTGCGCTGTTTGTGTACCTAACGTTCCGCTCCGCGACCAAGAAGTGACATGTGCGAACTTAGCTTGTACGGCTGGCGACAGAAAGGATAGAACTAGTGTTCATTTTAAAGAGATTTTATTATGACGGTATATTTAATTTATAAAGATGATGCCTGGCATTCTAAAGGAAGCGGCGAATTACTTAGAGTAGCTGATGACCTTCAGAAATGCTACGCAACAGCCGAGGCTAACGGAGCTTCGGAAGAGCAACTTAAAGATTTGCGCAATATTGGACAAAGTCAATGTAGTGGTAAAAGCTACGAGTTTTACATTGAAACATGGGAGGTAACATAATATGAAATATGATGTTTGCATTCAAGAAACTTTGAGTAAGACAATAACCGTAGAGGCAGATACAAACACGGATGCTTGCTCTATGATTAGAGAAAAGGTTAATAATGGTGAGATTGTCCTTTCTGCAGACGATTACACCGGTTGTAGAATTATAACGGCACAGGAAGCGTATGGAAGTGAAGACAACGAAGACTGAGTTCAGAGAATTGCTTAGTGTTTTGGAGAAAGCAGCTGCTTTTATTAATGAAAAAGCCACAAGGTCTAGAGACTTAGATTTGGCTAGAAGATTAACAAGGGCAAAGGGCTTGCTGGCGAAAAGGAATGGCAGTCTTCAAGGAGAAAGCGGCGATAGTCATTAACGGCATCGTGTACGTAGCGGAACCAATGGATGATTGCGAGGATTGTGCGTTTTGTACGGGCTTGGCACAATGCAGCGTAGATTTCATTTGCATCTCTATGAGAGAAGCATTCCGTAAGGGTTTTAGAGACAAGCCTATAGGTTTCAAAAAATGGAAAGGTTATGAAAGGATCAGAAACATTCAAGAAGGTAATCAAGGCATATCTTGACAAGCGTGCAGCAGAGGATGAGTTGTTCGCAAAGGATTACGCCAAGCCTGGCAAGAATATCGATGATTGCTGCGACTTTATTATCTCAGAGGTCAAGAAATCCGGAAGACAGGGGTTTGACGATGATGAGATTTATGGAATTGCAATTCACTATTATAATGAAGAAGAAGTTTCATTCACCAAGAATCAGAATTGCACCATTGTTACAAATCTCTCAGACCAGACCAAGGAGAATCTGGAGAAGAAGGCTGAGGAGGAGTTCAAGCAAGCCAAAATCATCGAACTCCAGAAGAAGGAGTCCGCTGAGAAGGAGCGCTTGAAGAAGAAAGCCGAGGCTCAGAGAAAGAAAGATGCTGAGATTGGTCAGTTGAGTTTGTTTGATTTTTAATATGTGAGTTATGAAGCCAAGAAACAAGACAGAACGTGAAGTTGTAAAACTCTCGGACAGAATTCCGGAGTTATCAGACAAGCAACGTGAGTGGGCCATCAAGACTTGCATCTCTGAAGATGATGCCTACAAGTATGGTGACAGATTTTCAAGAGGGTGTTTCTATCTAGTATGCACATTCAAGGGATGGCAGGTCCTCAGATACTTTCAGGTAAGAGCGAAGTTCCGGTTCCACAAGATGATTAAGGAGAAGATTTACTTCAAGGAGTGTATGCAGCAATGGTTGAAAGATGGGGAATATGTTTTCCTTGCCAGGCAGCGAACCAGCGGATATATAGAAGATGCTTTTTCTGCTTTCGGAAAGTTGGAAGTAAGAACGCATACTGTATGGAGTTTCTTGGGTGATCCTCGTGATATTGGATTCGATGGAGTATATTACGCTTCAGTCCAAGGCAAGTATAAATATGCTCTCAGAGACTTCGGGGAAAAGATTCTGTGTGACGAAATCTTCCGTTCCGTCAATGCTAACCCATACAATGAAACTCTCATGAGACGTGATATTGATATGTGGAAGGTGTGTAAGTACCATGAAGCTGTCTTCGACAGAGAAAAAATGTCTGCCGTCAAGATTGTTGTCAGACACGGAAAGGCTTCTTATATTTACGATAGCTTGTGGTGGGATATGCTCGACAGTATTATGTATCTTAAGAAAGATGTACGTAACCCTTCTATAGTTTGCCCGGAGAATCTTCGTGAGGCGCACGACAAGTGGCTAAAGGCAGCAGACAACAAGAAAAAGAAAATGGAGGACAGAATGACTAAGCTGCGTCTGATTGCGGAAGAGAAAATGCAACTCAGATATCTGGAGCAAGCTGCTAAAGCCGAAGAGGAGAATAAGAAAAAGGCAGAAGCAATGGCTAATGTATATGTTGACAGAAGAAAGCAGTTCTTTGACATTGACATAAAGGATGGCGCCATAGACATACAGGTTCTTAAGTCCGTCCAGGAGTTCTTTGAAGAGGGCAAGGAAATGGGGCACTGTGTATTTAGGAATGGTTATTACGATGTGAACAGAAAGCCGAACTGCCTCATACTTTCTGCCAAGGTAAACGGGCAGCGTATGGAGACAATCGAGGTAAACTTAGCCGATGTTACCGTTGTTCAATGCCAGGGCCACGGAAACATCAATTCCGCTTTTCACGATACCATTCTGAAGCTTATCAAAGATAATCTGTGGCAGATAGAATCCAGGCTCCCAAACAGGGCTAGTAGAACGGCGTAATTTTTAGTATTTTTGGCTAAAATTTCCGTTTGATATATTTGCATATATCGAGATTTTTTCGTACCTTTGCGTATGAGAAGAGCCTATTTTGCGGTGTTTTTGACTATCCAAGCCGCATATATGCACAATTTTATGTTAAAATATAGTTAATTTTAGATTTTAGGTATTTAATCATTAAATATTTTATTAAATTTGCAGCGATGGAATACGATTACAGTAAGCTCAGAGAGTTCATCAAGCGTTGTAAGTGGCAATGGGCCACTTCAATGATAGACGTTCCTCATGAGTACATTCACAGAGACAAGTGCGCATTGACAAACGACGAGTTCTATTACTTCGTCAGCGCACAGCGAGACAATGGAGTCCATGAAAGATGGGGAAAGTATAATTTCCCTTACCTTTACATTGATGGTTACAAGTATTGGACGATGGGTGACCCATTCGAGACTACTTGGATTTTGAACAGACAGAAGGTTTTCAACGAGTTCGACTTCCTGGAGTGGCCGGTACCGCGAATCTATTCGAATCAGGAAATGGACGTGATGGCAAAATCTATCATGTTCACGTTCAAGGACAGAAGATTTTTCGAGGCAGGCATCGGAAACGGAGACTTCGTCGCTTTCACCAAGATAAAGCCGGAAATGTATTATGGAGTTGATCCTAGCAAGAAAGCAATCAAGCAGTTCAGGGAGAAGACCTCTGGTTTTTTCCGAAGATGTTCTACTATTTCTTTTGAGGAGGCGATAAAGAAATGGATGTCGGCAGACAGCGTTGTGGTTGCTCTTTTCGGTACCGCTTCATACTTCATGCCTCAGTATCTCCGCAAACTGGGCGAGAGTGGTTTGGATTATTGCCTTATGTTCTACAAGGATGACTACACCCCTGCAGAGTTCGAGGAAATGCACCATTTCACCTATGACAGAATGCAGTTGAAATCGATGTTCCCGAATTGTAACATATACAATCACAAGAATTTCGTAACCATTTCAAGTAAAAAAATCACCTGGCAACAGGCAACAGTAGAAAATGAATTATTCCCAGTATGATAAAATAGCAAGTAAGTACGACACTTTGTTTCGTGATGAAATGAGTCTCGTTGAGAACCGTGAGGTGGGGCAAATGCTCCCACCTCTCAGCGGTTCAATCCTAGACATCGGATGTGGTACCGGCTTGCTGACAGAGATTGCAGAAATCGACCCAAAGGAATATCTAGGAATTGATCCTAGTAAAGGAATGTTGGAGCAGTTCACTAACAAATACCCAGCCTATAAGGATAGGGTTGTATGTGAGCCTTTCGACGGAAAGAGTTTAGATTGCAGGAATTTCAACAATATCGTAGCATTGTTCGGTTCCCCATCTTATCTTTCCCGGTACGCTGTTCTTGCTATATCACAGTGTAAGGCTCGTAAGTTTTTGATGTTCTACAAGGAGAAGTATCATCCGGTCACTTACGAGAAATGCGATGTAGAGTTCAGACATTTCTATTATTCTAAGAAGGTTCTGTGCAGTCTTTTTGGTGAAGAAAACGTATCAGAGTATCACAATTATTTAATAGTAAATTGCGTATGACATCACAGAAAGGTTTGCGTTATGATGGCAGTATTGACAAATACCCCATCACAGAAGGCGAGATTTACAGTTTAGGCAATGGTAGCAAGATTACCATTGCCGATATTACTTTGGGGCTTCCGGAGTTTTCAAAGAATGCCGATTGTGTATTCATCGACCCGGCAGGAAGTAAAGGTGTCCTCAAAGCGTATTATACCAAGGCGGAGAAGCAATGCCCGGTTGATAATTTTGACGAGTTCGTTGCCCACATCAAGAGGTGCATCGAGCAGATTAATCCGGACAGACTATTCGTCGAGTGCTTCTACAGAAATAAGAAACAGTTGGTTCCTATGGTAGAATCGCTGTTCCCTCATGTAAAAATCTACGAGAACACCTATTATCATAAGCCAGATTGCAAGTGCTGGATTATCCAAGGCACAAAGCAGGCAGAAGACTGGGGACTCCAGGGAATGGATGAATGGGATGCGGTGTTCAAGATTTGTAAGGATGTTCCGTTCTGCTCTATCACAGACTTCTTCATGGGTCAAGGACTTGTTGCCCAAGCAGCCTATGCCGCAGGTAAGGTTTTCTATGGTAGCGATATGAACAGAAACCGTTTGGCTGTAGCCATAAGCAAGGTAGCCAAGCGAGGTGGAGAATGGACAGTTACTAAATAATTACGCATATGATTAAACTCTCTCAGATTATCATCCTCAACGTTCCGAAGCGAGAACGTGAGGGCAAATACCTTAAGAAGTTGATAGAGACCAGCACGAAGCCTTATGGTATTCCTGTCAGTATCTCTATGGACCGAGGTAAGGGTCTTTGGGACAATTATTCCCAAGCGTTGACGCAAGAGGTAGCGGAAGGAACCCATCGCATGATTATCCACGATGACATTACCTTTGACCGCAACATTCTTGCCAAGATTTTACATATTCTCTCTTTTGCTCCCGAAAACAATGTTATCAGTTTCTACAATCCTACAAATGGTGACTATACTGATTGTTACGCAAAGGGCAAGCACGTTATTTCTACAAAGACTAATTTCTGGCTGCAGGCTAGCGTATATCCAAATGACCTAGCCAAGGACTTTGTTGAAACTTCAAACAAGATGACGGATGATCAGACACGTTATGATGATTCGCGCCTTAAGGCATACCTTCAGGCAAAGGGTATCGACCTTTACGCTATCGTTCCCGGTCTGGTTCAGCATTTCGGTGCATACAGAAGCACGTTCAACAATCCAGGCGCCGTAGGTGGCATTCCTCGAAACAGCAAGACCTACGACAACCAGTTTGATGTAGAGTCTGTAGATTGGGAGAGTGAGTTCAAAAATCCTTATTTGGCTAAGTCAAGCAAGGATTGGGTTAAGGAAATCGTAAACAAGGAATTTCTCGATGAATACAAAAAACTCTAAGGAAAATCTAGCCTTGAAATTGGCAAAGGACAATATCGAGGTTGAGCAGGTGAAGCCGCTGCATATTGAATACGTTAAGGTTGATGACATTTATCCGAATGACTATAACCCTAACACGCATGATGCAGACAGCTTCGACCTTCTCATCAAATCGTTGCTATATTTCGGATTTACTCAGCCTATCGTTGTCAACCGCTCGACGATGCAGATTGTGGACGGAGAGAACAGATACCGCGCCGCCTGCGTCATCGGATATGAGATGGTTCCTGTATGCTTCGTTGACTTCGACGAAGAGAAGTTGAGATATGCAACAATCATGCACAATGCCGCTCGCGGCCACAACAATAATGAAATGATGGGTAGGCTTAAGAATTACCTTGACACCCATTTCAGTAATTCCAGCGACAAGGTATTATTAAACAATAGAAAGAAATGATATTTTACAGTGACAAAAACGTTTATGAGGCAGCTCTTGAAAGATTCAGATACATCTTTCGGGAGTTTTATGGTAAGCGTAAGATTGTCGTGACGATGTCGGGAGGAAAGGACTCTACCGTGGTTCTCAACCTTGCGCACGAGGTTATGAAGGAGATGGGAATTGAAAAGATTCCCGTCCTCTTCCTAGACCAAGAGGCAGAGACTCCAATGACTATCGAGTACATACGATACATCATGCACTTGCCGTGGGTTGAGCCGTATTGGATTCAGTCATACTTCCAGGAATGGAATGCCTCAAAGGGAGAATGGTTCAATGTATGGGGACCGGGAGAAAAGTGGATTCGTGAGAAGGAACCAGATTCATATGGTGATTTGGAGATTCCGCACAATCAGTATTTCTCCAAGACCCTTGATCAGGTACACAGAATGCTCTTCGGCAAAGACTACCTAACTTTAGGTGGTGTCCGTATCGAGGAGTCGCCGGCACGATTGTCGGGTCTTACTAGAGGTGAGTGCCTTCCAGGTATTACGTGGGGAGGTGGTGGCGGATATTATAAAGACGGCACACCGAGAAGTCTGGTGCTCTACCCTATTTGGGATTGGAAGGTTTATGATGTATGGTATTACATCTTCAGCAACAAGCTTCCGTACTGTAAGCTTTATAACTATCAGTTCACGCAGAAGCCACTCAGAGCGTGCCGAGTAAGTTCCCTCATCCATGAGCAGGCTATCCACGACTTAGGTTTCATTAAGGAAGTGGATCCATGGTTCTACGACAAGTTGGTACGAAGAGTTGCAAACGTCAATACGTCTGTACACGTATTTAACGAAATAGCAACATACTGCTACAATTTGCCACCTTATTTCAAGGATTGGGATGAATACGTTGATTATCTCGCAGACAATCTTTGTGAAGACAAGAAGAATGCGGAGACTATCAAGAAAGGCTACCGTTCTGCCAAGAAGAGGAATGTAGCTAAAGCCGGGCATTGCCAGGAGTGTATTGATTACGTAATACATCAGATTGGTTATACCAGCGCTGTCTGCGTCATTGCGGAAGATTTCGGAATGAAGCGCATTCAGAGCGTAGAGCGTTCTTTGCGTCAGTATTTGAGCGACAATTATGTTAAAATAGAAAAAGCTAATAAGGAATATGAATCTTCAAGAGAACATCAAGAAGGAGTTTGATGCTGCCAAGGATAAGGTGCAGTTTTTGAACGACCTCAGAAAGTATATCAGTTCCTTATCTCCAGAGAAAGTCAACCCTGTAGATTGCGTGCTTTGGGTTGACAAGGATATGGTTGTAGCCAACAACTACAACCCTAACCATGTGGCAGATAAGGAAATGCGTCTTCTCTATACATCCGTGAGGGAAGACGGTTACACAATGCCAATCGTTACCATTTGGGACGAGAAGCTACAGAAGTATGTAATCATCGACGGTTTCCACAGAAACCTCGTTATCCGCAAGTTTGCGGACATCAATGAGCGATGTGGTGGAAAGCTGCCGATTGTAGTCCTAGACAAGGACATCGACCAACGTATGGCATCAACCGTAAGACACAATCGTGCCCGTGGAAGTCACTCTGTCGATGGAATGGTAAACATCGTTTTCAATATGCTCAGAGATGGTGTGTCTGAGCGTGAGATTTGCGAAAAGGTAGGTCTGGAGCAGAAAGAGCTTGTAAAGCTTAAATTTGTTACCGGTTTTGCCAAGATTTTCAAGAACTATAAGTATAATGCGGCTATCGAAAAGGTTGTCGACGAGAGACGCGTAGCAAGAGAGACAGCCAAGAAGGAGGATAAGAAATGAAAGTAAAGGTAGTTAAACTCAGTGAAATCTTTCCTTACTATGACAACCCTCGTGACAACACGAATGCGGTTGAACCTACTAAGGAGAGTATCAAGCGTTTTGGATACGTTAAGCCTATCCTCGTTGATAAGGCAGGTGTAATCATTGCCGGTCACACAAGATATGTGGCTGCTTACCAGTTGGGCATGGAGTTCGTTCCTGTCGTTTACTCGGATATGGACGACGAAAAGGCAAAGAAGTACCGCATCCTCGATAACAAGCTGGCAGAGAAGTCTTCTTTTGATGAAGACCAGCTTTTGGAGGAATTGCGCAACATGGAGGTTCCTACCGATATGCAGGCATTCTTCTTTGAGGATATCAACCAGATGCTCAACTTCTCCCTCGACAGCATCAACCAGCAGGCAGAAGAGTATGGTGGCTTCCAGGATGACTATTCTCAGGTTGATGAGGAGAACTTCGAGGCTCCATCCAATGAAGAGGCTGGCGAAAGCGAGGAAACTTCTTCAGATGAGGAGGAGGAAGACCCTGCAAAGGATTTGTTCGTTCTCAAAGAGCGCGAGGACGGTTCACATTATATGAAGGTCGTTTGTCCATATTGCGGAAATATGGAAACAATAGAAATTGAGGATTAACAGGTATGGAAGAGATTAAGATTAATGACAAGGTAATTGAGTTACCTATTGACAGTATCGTGCCTCATGACGGTTCGCATAAGACTGACGAGACGGCGGTACAGGCAATCATGCAGTCTATCAAGGATTTCGGCATCACTCAGCCTATTTCCGTTGACAAGAACAACGTGATTGTAACCGGTAACGGTGTGTATAAGGCAGCCAAGGCATTGGGAATGGATAAGGTTCCGTGCATCCGTCTTGACTATCTGACTGATGAGCAGATTAAGCAGTATAGAATCGCTGATGACAAGACGTCCGAGTTTGCCACTTGGAACGAGAAGAAGCTTCGCAAGGAGCTCTCCTATCTTGGTGATCCTAACAGCATTCAGTTTGCTTTCGATGAGAGCATTGCCGGTATGCTTGGACTCAACGCTAAGCCAAAGGAACAGAAACCTGCGGCCGCACCTTCCAAGGCTGAAACTAACCATACGGCTAAGAAGGTCGTAACGGAAGCCCAGAAGGACCAGAAGTTCAAGGAGGAAATGAAGGGCGTTGAGGAGAATATCCAGGTCAAGCCTTCAGAGTATTATGAGTATAATTGTTCCGCTTGCGGTAAACTAGTAAAAGTTAAGAAGCCATGACAGATGAATCATCACAGCCGAAAGTAAAGTCTTTCGTACATAGAATCCCCAATCCTGTTGGAAGACCATACAAGATTAAATCTTCTCAGGAATTATGGGATAAGTTTGTAGCTTACTGTGATGATGTTGAAAACGACCCTTGGCAGCAAAAGACTGGTAGCAATTCCATTGCAGGTGGCAGCGGCAAATCCACAAATTCCATGAGACAAGAGGTAAGGGTTTTCAGAAGAGCCTATACCCTTGTCGGATTTTGTGCTTTCTGTGGCATCGTTCAGAAATGGGCGGATTTCAAGAGAGGTAATCTTAAGAGACCAGGCTTTGAGCAGGTGATAACACAGATTGAGAATGTCGTGATGGCCCAGCAGATTGATGGTGCCATGCTTCATCAGTTTGATTCCAGCATTGTTGCAAGGCTCAACGGATTGGCAGATAAGCATATTCAAGAAGTAACCGGCAAGGATGGCGAGGACTTCAAATTCCCTAAGCTGTCCTTGGATGATATTAAAGAATTACAGAAGATAAATGGACTTTGAGAAACAACGTTTTCTTCATAAGCAGTTAGTGGCATCGTCCCTGCTGCAATTCACTACTAAGATGTTCGCCTATACTGCTCGACGTGAGTATGTAATAGGCGAACATCACAGGATTATATGTGATGCGCTCATGGATGTGATAAGGGGAAAGACTAACAAGCTGATTATCAATATCAGCCCTCGTTACGGAAAGACCCTCTTGTGTTCACAGATGTTTATCGCATATGGTCTTGCGCTGAACCCTGCTTCAAAGTTTCTTCATATATCTTATTCCGGAAGTCTCGTCCAGGACAATTCAATGGCAGTCAAGGACACGATAACTTCCACATATTTTCAAACACTATTCCCGAATGTCAAAATCAGAAAGAACGATAACACAAGATCAAAATGGAGCACAACGGCAGGTGGTGGTGAGTATGCTACATCTACCTTGGGTCAGATCACAGGTTTTGGTGCAGGTCAGCCAGACTGGACCGAAGAAGACATAAAGAACATGGATAAGTTCATGGCTACGTTCAACCCCGGTCACTTTTCGGGAGCCATAGTTATCGATGACCCTTTACGACCGGACGATGCTTTGTCCGATAACGTCAGAGAGTCTATCAACAGACGTTTCGAGACAACCATCCGTAACCGTGTAAACTCACGTCATACGCCAATTATCATCGTCATGCAGAGGTTGCACGAGCACGACTTGTGCGGTTACCTTCAAGAGATTGAGCCGAATGAGTGGAAGGTTGTTTCCCTCCCGGTAATACAGACAGACGAGGACGGAAAGGAGCGAGCCTTGTGGCCGTGGAAGCATACGCTGGAGGAGCTGTATAAAATCAAGCATGCCAGCGAGTTCGTATTTGAGACACAGTACATGCAGAACCCTACCCCTATGGAAGGTCTTATGTACCATGCCTTCAGAACATACGATGAGCTGCCGGACAGAAGGTATGCAAGAATGATTGGCAACTACACAGACTCGGCAGATACCGGTTTCGACTTCCTTTGCTCTATATGCTTCGATGCACACGATGACGGCTACTATGTTACCGATGTTCTATACACTAAGCGACCGATGGAATACACGGAACCAGCGCAAGCCAATATGGTTAAGCGCAATCAGACAGACGTGTGTTTCGTTGAAAGTAACAATGGTGGACGCTCTTACGCCCGCAATGTCGAGCGCATAACAAGGGAACACGGAAACAGAATTACCCAGTTCGTAACGTTCACGCAATCGAAGAACAAACAGATTAGAATATTCACTCGCTCCAGCGAGGTAAACAATAAACTAGTCTTCCCTTCTAATTGGGAACAGTTGTGGCCGGAGTTCGCCCACGATATGAAATCCTACAGAAAGGAAGGATATAACGCCCACGATGATGCGCCGGACGCTTGTACGGGCATCATAGAGAAGTGCGAGGAGTGGCTTAACAATGCTACCGATGCACAGCTCAGACGTGGCGGTTTCTTGTAATTTCTTTTTTTACTATGTTAATTAGGCGTTTGCTCGTTAGAGTAGGCGCCTTAACTATTTAGAAATCAGCGTATTAAATTTTAGTATTTTTAACTAAAATAATCGTTAGTATATTTGCATATATCAGAAAATTTTCGTACCTTTGCATATAGATAAGAGATAGTACTTTTGGTTATCCAGAGCCTACCTTATAAGTTGAACCAATTAAAATTATAAAGATTATGAAGAATTTAGTTTACGCTCGCTTTGAGGCAATGACAGTTGATGAGATTTCAGAGCTTATGAGAATAGCATCTGAAAAGATGGCAATCAAGGTGTCTTCAGCTACACCTACATTGTTCCGAGTTTCAGCATATGGCATCTTTGATGGAGATGCAGAGGACTGGGGCTTCGAGAGTGCAGACTGCGGAATGTTCCAGGGAGAAGAGGTGTTCGAGGCAACCAAGAAGTTGTACGAGACTAAAATCGCATACCCTGTTGATGATTAGCAGGCAAACCAATCGTTGAACCAATTAAAAATAAAGATTATGGGTACTTTGTTAGTTACATTCTACAAGGAAGTGTTTCAGGGTATGGATGACAAGACCTTAGAAAAGGTTGAGTTCGAACATAAGAAGGACGCGAGCAAGAGTGATTATGAGAACATGACAGACGCTTACGACATTGCGGTAAGCAGAGGCCACAATCCTAATAAGAACATTTCAATAAAGGAGGTTTAGCTATGGACGGTATTTTTGAGACAAAGCTTCTTAAATATAAGAAGCACATCATCCAGGTTTTTGAGGATATGTTCGGTCAGAGATACGTCTATATCGACGGCAAGACGCAGACTTATTCTGTTAACAATGCAAAGAGAATGATTAGCCTATGTTGTCAACAGTAATATTCACGGATGGCGCCCAGAAGAATGTGGAGCCATCCAACGGAACGGATTTCTCATTGGAGGAGTTGAGAGGATTTGTTGGTGGACACATCGAGTTGGTCCGACTCAGCAAGTCGCAGGTGATGGTTGTTAATGAGGAAGGCAAGGTTTACGACCTTCCTCAGAACGAGAACGCCACGATGCTTGTGAATATTGCAGGTATCAGAGACGTTATAGTAGGTAATGTATTAGTTTGTGACATCAATAAAATCAAGTAATATGGATAAGAATGATTTGATGAAGTACCTCGTAGAAGAGGCAGAGTATAGTGAGAGTGAAGTAGCCGAAATGACTAACACGGAGTTGCTGGATCATTGGCTGGAGTACAACGGAATTTGCGGTTACACAGAGGACATCAAAGAAGTTATTGAGGCTGCTTTTGATGTAGATTTGGAGGACTAGCCATGTACAAAGAGAATATAGGAACTGACAGATATGGGCGCACGATGCGCCTATATCACTCCTGCAACACGGTCTTTTGCGACCACGTCAAGAATGACAAGGTAGTCAGGACAAATCAGATAAAGGTAGATAACGACATCATCTTAATGTTCAGTGCTCCGCATACGAGTGGAGCCTACATTTACGATGAGATTCATAGAAGATACGGGAAATGGCTATGAAAAAGATTATCACCATTGAAGTAGAAAGCTCTAGTGTAGAGTGCTACAGTAGCTTCTATACGGACCTGGAATCTTTCGTCACGCACAGAGTGAATGGTACTCCATTGAGAATTAAAATAACCTCAGATATTAAGTAGCGTATGAAACCAATGTTAGCAACAAGATATTATCCGTCACAGACGAAGTTTCCTTGCTTCGCCCAGCCTAAGTACGATGGAGTTCGCTGCATCCTTCATGAAGGAGAAGGTGGCGAGGTTCACCTCACATCGAGAGGCGGTAAGGAATATGATGTTCCTCAGATTAAGGCTTGGGGAGAGAAACACCGCGGTATGCTTCCTTTGGATGGGGAGATATACAACCACCAGGAATTGACCTTCCAGCAGATATGTTCTGCCGTCAAGTGCCGTTCTGCCATGACTGACAAGCTACGTATGGTTATCTACGATACACAGATTCAAGGAAGCTTTGCTGCCAGATGGAAAGTTCTGCAGGAGGAGTTTGCTTCCATTGATCCAAACGGACCGGTGTACCTTACGCAGACTTTCGTTGCCCATTCGGAGAAGGACATCAAGCGATGGCACAAGATATTCGTTTCCACCGGTTACGAGGGTGCCATTATCCGAAATGCTGATGGAACCTACACAGAGGGAAGAAGCAATGACCTTATGAAGCTGAAATCGTTCGACACGACAGAGTTCAAGGTTGTCGATGTTTTGGAAGCGGAGGGCAATGATGCAGGTACTGCGATATTCAAACTGAAGTGTGGAGAGTACGAGTTCTGTGCCCGCCCAGTAGGTTCAAAGTCACTCAGAGCCCAATATTTAGCCGATAAGGACGAGTTGATAGGTATGGCGGCGACTGTTCAGCATCAAGGGTATTCTGACGCTGGAGTGCCGAGATTCCCGGTATTGTTGAACATTAGGGATTACGAGTAATGGCAGCACTGAATATTAACGAGTATTACGGCTGCTTCTCTTGCGAGGCTGCTGACGAGCACGGAAATGGTTGCAGGCACGGTCTGCTGTTCCCGGTACTGCTTGTGATGGGAAACAAGAGAAGCTGCCCAAACTATAAATTCAAGAAGAAATAACTATGGAAGTAAAGGTTAAGATTAAGAGAAATTACAAGCCAAAGTCAACTCTTGCAGTTCTCATTAACTATAAGAGAGGGCTGCAGAGATTGGTAAAATTCATATACCCGGATGATTGGGATATCGACCAGCTCGATTTTCACATCAATTTACACAGCGAGTTCAATGTAAGAAATGTGCGTTTTTCAGAGGACATCAGCATGATGCGTATGAAAGATAACCTGGAGAATATTAAGAAGTTGGGATATCGCGTCATCAGTTTGACACAGACGTATGGGTACATCTTAAGAAAGGATGGTAAGTTCCTGTCGTACAGCCTTGCTAGATACTCCTATGAGGGAGGCATCAACTTTATCTATAATTACAAGCCGTCGAGAAGTCAGGGAATGGGTTCCGTCCAGGGAGACCATGAGTTCGGATATCACGAGTTCTCCAATGAAATGATTGACAAGATGATGGACCACCCGAAGCTTTACGGTAAGGTCGAGCACTACAAAGACTTTAATGAGTACTGTCTGCTGAATGCAGGGCGAGAAAAGGCACTCAAAAAAATAATCTGATTTTTTTCTGGTTCAACACAATAAAGTACCATATGATGCGTTATTAATCTGACAGACGGATTATTAACTAAAGCTTAGCTACCGGCATGACGGGCGCATCATATGGGAAATAGAAAATTTGTTCCACAGGTAGGAAACCATCTTGGAACTATCTCGAACATTTTAGCTGTTGTTTCATTTATAGCCATAATAGTTTCAATTATAACTTGGATAAACGCCTTGAATACTTCTGGCGGTTATGGATATGAAAGTTCAAGTATTAGTGGTGTACAGGCATTTGGCTACGTTATTGACTCATTGCTTTGCCTGGTAGGTTCTTTTGTACTCAGAGGATTCTCGTTTATCGTGAAAGCAGCTGTACGCTATCTTGATGAGAAAGGTGAGTTTGATGAAAAGTAGAATGTAATTGCTATGTCATCAAAGCTTATAGTAGATCAAAAGAACGTAAAGTATCTTTTTCAAGATAAAAAAGCTACGTTCTTGATTCCTGATTATCAGCGTCCGTATGCTTGGGGAGAAGACGAATGTAAGGTCTTATGGGAAGACTTATTTTCCTTTTCATTCCCGAATAACAACTGCGACAGCTTCGATTCTTCAGAGAGTTACTTTCTCGGTCCTATAGTAACATTCCGTAATGACGAAGGGAAACTTGAAATCATTGACGGTCAGCAGCGTCTTACGACCTTGCTTCTCTTACTGCGAGCTTTCTACAATCGCCTGGAGCACATGAAAGACAATCGTTCAATCAAGATGCGAGAGGACATAGAAAAGTGCATTTGGAGAGCAAATGAGTTCGGAGAGTATGATCCAAACGACTTGAAGATAAATTCGGAGGTTGCAACTGATAACGACAAGGAAGAGTTTATGGATATACTCCGGAAAGGAACATCAGAAGGGAAAAGCCGGTATGCTGCCAACTTCAGATACTTTCAAGACAAGATAGGAAAATTCATTGAAGAATATCCTTCTTTCTTTGCATTATATCCAGCTCGCATACTCAATAACTGTGTGCTACTTCCAATAGAGGCAGAATCGCAAGATACTGCTCTTAGGATATTCTCGACGCTTAATGATAGAGGTAAGCCATTGTCTGACTCAGACATCTTCAAGGCACAGCTCTATAAGTTCTACTCATCCATCGGAAAGAAGGAAGAGTTTATCACTACATGGAAAGAGCTTGACGAACTCGTTACAAAAATATTCCATCCATATCGTGGAACACCTTTGGATGAGTTGTTTACACGCTATATGTACTACGAGAGGGCATTGCTGACGAATCGTAGTTCTATGACAGAAGGACTTCGTAAGTTCTATGAGAAAGATGGATATGTTCTACTTCGACGAGAACAGACTTTAGAGAATCTAGTCTTGCTTGCGGACTTCTGGAAAGATGTATATTCTCAGAACGAAGACCGTTTTTCCGTGGATGTACTAAAGCGCTTGTTTGTATTGAATTATGCGCCTAACAGTTTATGGACATATATCGTATCAGTATATTTCATGCACTATAAGAATGCTGAGAATATGCTAGACAACGAGAAGTTCTATTTGTTCTTGAATCGTTTGATAGGCTTTATTTGGGCATATGCTATCAGCAACCCAGGAATAACAGCCTTGCGAGCACCGGTATTCAATGAGATGGTGAATATCATAGAGAACAAAGAGATTACTTTCGAGAACTATCTATTCCAAGAGGAGTTGTTCCGTTCGCAATTTAATAACTTCAGTTTCTCAAACACTCGTGCGATTACGAAGTCGATGATTGTGTGGTGGGCTTTCTCTTTCGATAACCAGGAATTGCTTCCTCTTGACGCGGTATATGATATTGAGCACATCTTCCCAAGGAACAGACAAGTCAAGGAAGGTGGATTGTCGAGTGACGAGGTTCTTGAAATGTTGGGAAACAAATCGGTATTGGAGCGAAGAGTTAATATTCGGGCATCCGATTACAGATTTGCTGACAAGATTAAGTATTATAATGGTGAGTTCAAATCCACAGGCGAGAGGATTGGAACTAAGATACACGAATTACGAATGCTGTCACAGACGTTGACAGATTTTACAGAAACGGATATTAGAGAGCGCACGTCAAGAATGCTTGATAAGTTTATCGCTTACCTCAAATCTAACTCTCTGATTTCCAACAAATTAAATTCGTAATTTAGGTTAAAAGATTTGGTAATTTGCCGATTTTTTCGTACCTTTGCATATAGAAAGAAGGTCGTAAAATTGACTAAGAGCCAACTACATACAAGGGCAACTGCAACGTTACGACCTGCCGAAGCTGGGACGCTAGTAGAGGCGATTCTGAGGGCGTAATGAGCGGCTGCCCTTCTTTATAAAATGAGCTCGATGGTTGCATAAACAGAATCTTATGGCAGCAAACGCAGACATGAGCTTGAAAGAGTTCGCAAAGGAAATGCTGGTCGAAGTCAAAAAGGACCAGGAGTGGTTAACAAGACAGAATGGAATCATCGGTGATCTCCAGGAGAGAATTGATGAATGCTTCAAGAAAGTGCAGAAGTGCGACATGACAAAGGGTGTCTATTCCACTACGCAGATGGCGAAGGAGTTGGGCATGAGCAGCGCACAGAAGCTGTACGAAGAGCTGAAGGAGGTTGGCCTTGCGTTCAACCAGGGTTATGAGTGGATGCTGACAAGTCCCTACTCCACCTATCAGCTAACTGAGGTGACTACACACGTCATCAAGGGCAAGTACACAAGAAGACCTCTTTGGACGGAGCGAGGCAGACGCTGGCTTCTCGCATTGAAGGAGAAGAACATCATCTGCAACCTGCCGAAGCCAAAAGTGCCGAAGGCTGTTGAGAAGTGTATTGCTTCTCAGTCTGGCGAGAAGAAGGAAGAGGTCAAGGTCGAGCCGCCAACACCGCTGATGAAGAAAGCCGAGACGCTTAAGGATGAAATCAACTGCCTTTTGAGTCTCATCACGGAGGTCGGAAAGGGAGAGACGATGCTCCTTATGGGAGACATTATGACAATCTCCACCACCATCAGTGAGCACGTGAGCACGTTGGCTTTCGAGGCTTACAAGACATTAAATGCACCAGCGAGGGCTTGAACCAATTAAAATTCGGAAAAAGATTTGGATTTTCCAAAATAAAATATTACCTTTGCAGCGGTAAAGGAGAAAGATAAATAGGGATTGGATAGACCTCTCACACGTCGGTCTTCGGATGCAGACTTCGGGAGGGTTTCCAATCCCTTGCTTTTTAGTTTAGTAATCTCATAGTATAAAGGATATTTTCACTTGTAAGTTTAGCCTTACATTCTATTCGTTTTCCTTGATAAGTAGCATGGAATACTTTGAACTGAAAATCATGATGGTAACCTTCCTCAATCCTGTCAAATGTTGCTGTAGGAAACCATTCGTTTACATCGGCTGCAACTTGTATTGTTTCGCTAAGTCTTCTATTTCTAATATTCTTTGCCATCGTTTCAGAAAAGAAATTTCGTCCTACCACAAATTCCTCATTATTATTATTGAGATAAAGTCTTCTAGCCGTTTGACCGTCTGGTAGCTCTACCTCTCTAAATTTCTCTTGAAGAGTTTCATTTATAAGTTCGCGAAGTCTAGCCCTAACTTCAGGCGAGTTCTGAGTTGCTATTCTTATTTGTCTTTGAGGTCTTTCTGAACGAGCATATTGGGTGATATAGGAAGACTGCTTTACTTTGTCTTTATTGTCATTCACCCAATTTGTGAAGTTCTTAGGCATAGTATTGTTTGGCTGTTTACCACTCCAATACTCCTTTTCACTCATAATTACCGGGATGGCATAGCACATACAATTCACGTGCCAACCAACCCAAGGAAAATAACTCGGATAGACACCTGCAAGCAAATCACACATATCGTGCTTATGGCTAGGGTTGTTGGTTGTCTTTATCTCCTTGCCTTTAATGTAGTCCATCCTAGCCCATCTTTCCTGCTCGGCAGAACGGTAGGCCATGTTTATCTCGTTACGTGCCAGGCGAACGCTTCTGTACTCGCAGTTCTGAATGGTTATGGCTTTGCCGTATTTCTTCTTATAGTCTTTGGCAAGTGACGGATAATCATTAAGGTACTTGCTGACCTTCTTGCTGAGTTTAACAGCACTCATACCCTTTTCTATGCCGACAGACAGAGATTTCTCCAGAGCCTCCTTTACATCAGCTCTCTGATTCCATATTCTTTCTGAAAGACCTAGACCTTTAATCTTTCTCTCCATGAAAGCCTTCTTTGCCGCGTTGTTGTGCTCAAAGTAAGCTTTCTGCTTTGCGTCCGCTATCTTCCTAGTAAAGGTGCCGATTACTCTTTTGGCAAGTAGGTCCTGCAGTGTGTTACTGTTCTTCCATTCGTCCGATATGCCATTATAGACCAATGCCTGCATATTGGTTGAATAGTAATCCAGTAAGGCATTCACCTTCTTTTCTGTTCTAGGGTAATCATCAAAAGAGAACTCGCCATCCCCATCGAAGTCGGTGGAGGTGGCGATTTTAGCGGACTCCTTGGCAAGAGTTTCATAGATGGAAATGATTTTCCGGGTATAAGTATTCAGTCTCTTGCCAAGGTCTTTATATGCCTTTTTCTGATTAGGCAGTTTTGGCTTTTTCATACAATTTCATTTTAAAGTGTTTGCAGCAATCCCAGTTGAGAAGAACGCTCCATTCTTGATATGGGCATTTGGCTAGGATAGGCTGACCTTTAAGGTTCATACTATGAAAATCAGTAGCATGAGCACATTCGCGGCAGAAGTGCTGTACTTTATCTTCCTTCTTCTTTCTCATAGCTATTCCTCCGAGAATAAGTTAGGCATAGAAGCTGCTGTTCTTGTGGCCTCTACTTCCTCTTCTCCTTGAATCTCGTTGAAAGTCTTGTCAGGATCATCGGAAAGACCGGCACGCTGGATAGATTCCTTCTGGCTGACGAGAGGCTTGTTGCCGTTAGCCTTAAGCCATTTGTCAATCTGGGTATTCTCATCCTCCTGGATGAATGGAGTGATAATGTGCTCTACAGTAATCTCATCCATTCTAGCTGCCCATTTCGTGTTCATCTTGGAAAGGAACGCCTTTATGACGTTGGCCTCTCTCTCGAAGCCTTCAATCCAGGCACCAGTCTCCTCTCCTATCTTAAGATGAGCATCCATGAGGAGTGTCTTTCTTGAATCGTAGCCGATATTGCCAAGGCTCTTCATATTCTCGAAACTGATGTCCGGCATCTGAGATTGCATGAAGAAAAGCTTGACGAGAGTGTCAACGTGATACTTAAGAGCCTCGATAGCCTGCTGCCAAGACACGTAGCTAACATCACCGTCTTCGCTGACTCTATACACCCTCTTGCTCTCTCCCTTTCGCTCCATTCCAACGATGGCACCGGCAATCTTCAAGACAGGAGCGGAATTGTATGCCACAACATCGCTGTTTCGGGAAATGGTGTACTCGATATTCTCACGTATAGGTTTCAATCCTTCCCAGCATGGCTTGTGACGGTACCAGAAAACGGCTGGAATCTTGTCGATAGAAATCTCATTATCATCCACCAAATTCCATCCGGACTCTTCGTCGTCTGAAGACAGGTCCCACTTGTAATGATGGTCTGCGGTATAGGTCTCGAAGAAGGTGTGCTCTGTGTCAGTAACCTTACGCTTATACTCGAATGACAGAGCAAGCAAGTCGTCATACTCATCAAAGTAAGGATAGATGTCAACTCCGTCCATTGGAGAGAATGTCTTGCATTTCAGTTTGTACTGACTGTCGAAGCCGTAGAGTTTGTTGGGCTTCTTCTGCGTGTACCAAAGTGTGAACATCTGGCAAGAGGCGTAATAGCACTTTGCTCTGTGCATGTTCACGGCATCAATGTGTGCACAGGTGTAGATTTTCTCGATTGCACGCACAATCGTCTTCAGTTCCTCGTCAGCCTGATCATACGTATATACACGCTTGACCGGTGTAGCCATTGTGAACTCAGAGATTCTTCGTGTAAGAAGCTTCTCCAATCCGACAGGCAATCTAGCTGCCTTTTCTACTATTCCGTCATCAAGCGTTCTGTCCTGTCTGCCTACGTGGTCTTCTACGATTTCATGGAGCATAGGCTCATACTCAGATAACAGGGTACTCCAAAGTGGAATATCCAACACGCGTTGTTTCAGCTCTCCTATGATGCTGCCAACGTCATTTCTTTTAAAAAGTTCATTAAAATCTATCATAATCTTCGAAGTTTTGATTTGGCAAAATTACGGATATATTCGCATATATTTAACGGTTTTAGTATTTTTAACTAAAATAATCATTAGTATATTTGCATATATCAGAAAATTTTCGTACCTTTGCATATAGATAAAAGGTAGTAGTTTTGACTATTCGGAGCCTACCTTACAAGTTGAACCAATTAAAATTATAAAGATTATGAAGAATTCAGTCGAGACAAAGAAGGAAGAGGTTAGAAAGAACATTAAGAATGCGTTCGAGTCAGCCACAAAGAAAATCAGAGACATTATTTCTGTTTGTCCTGATTGGGAGGTAGAGGGTATTGACGTAGGCTACAAGTCACTTATCGCTCATTTGAATTTGAAAGGAGTAGGAAGAGACATGATGGTGATTCGCTACCAAGCAAAGGTAGGTAACTTCCAGGAAGAGTCATTTAACACCAATGTAGCAAGCTTCGGCAGCTTTGATCTTCTGGAAACAAACGAAAATCTTAAGTACTACACTGCGGTTGGCGACATCCTCAATCATAAAGACATGCTTTCGCTTTTGAAAGATACAATGGTTTTCTTTGCAAATAAGATTGCAGAGCTACGTAAGGAGTACGATAAGTTAGATAAGGAGGATTAATTATGACAAAGCAAGAAGAAATAGATATTCTACAGTCCTTGAAGGGCGATACCTATTTCGCTCAGTTCTTCGGTAGCAAGGACATTGACCAGATGTGTCAGAACATCAATAACGACTTCGCCATTGAGGGAGGATGCGGATTTAGTCAGAAAGCAGAAGCTTTAGAGCGAATTAACGCAGACCTTAAAAAGGAGATTCAACAGAAAATCTATGATTTAGGAATGGAACTTATCAAGGACTTAGATAAGGGATTTGATGAGGATGCCATCTATCAGTTGGTTAAAGGCGAGGTCGGAGTAGATGCCATCATCAAGTTTAAGCGTAAGAACGATTTGGAGCTTACGGATAAGGAGATAGATTATTTGGTATCTAAACTTCCATGATTATGAAGCATATATGTAGTAATTGTATAGCTTCCGAGATATGCTATAGTGAAGGCAAGAAGCCTAATGACACTTGTCTTCACTGGGAATGGAGATATACAGGTTTATGGTTTGACAATTAAAAGTAAGACAATGGGAAAAGAGAAAGTTACAGTAAACGATTTGAAGGTTACACTCTCAGAGCTTGGTGTAACATCTGGCTTGAAGCAGGAAAAGATTATCCAACGCCTGCAGGTCAATGGCTGTTTGATTGCAATGGTAACAGATGTATTGGATCAGCTCATCAAGGATGAACAGGGCATGTTTAGGCTGTTAAGCGTTCAGTACAAGCAAGAGCAGAAGATGCACTACACTCAGATGCAGGATGCAGCCAAAAAGTACTACTTCCATTTGAAACCCTTTAATAAGAGTTTCTTCGGTGATGAGAATATTTGCGCCAACCTGGAGGATAACGCAAATGACATCTATGACATCATCAAGCTTCTTGCGGACCACACTAACGACCACAAGGATATGGAGACGATCAAGAGAAATCTCAGAAAGAGAAAGTTGAACCATCATATTTTCGATTAAGATTATGACAGAATATAAAGTTGAAGTAGATTTATCGGATTTATTCGATGATATGACAATCAGTGAGCAGGAGAGCTTTCTAGTTGATAAGTTCTGTTCCTTACCAATAGGCTCGATGGAAGAAGTGGTTGGCGAAATGCTGGAGAACCTTAATGGAAATCAGACAGCCAAAGTTATAGAAGACGCTTTTGACAACTTGCATGAGCAAGCTCAGGAGCACGTAATCAACTATGTGAAAGGGTAAGGCTATGATGTCGGATAAACAATATAGAGTTGCTCGCAAGGGTGTTGTCGAGCAACTTAAATTAGCTCAGAGACTTCATTGCAAGCACATGGAGCAGAAGTATAAATAGGCTTTGGAGAAGTTAGAGAAACGCTTCTTAAAGCCGGATGCCGTGGGCTGCTTCGATTTGGGCGCAAGGGTATCAAATAGTTATTATCATCTTTGAATGGTAATGGTTATGGAAACAAAAGTAGAAGTAAAAACTATTCCTTTGCATGGATTGTTCATCCATCGCAAGCAGGTTTGGCGTTCTCTCGGTAAGCTGAGAGAGGAAAGCCATGTTACATCAGCACAGAAAGTGTTTATGAATGAGCATAATACCGAGGTATATACCGAGAATACTGATTTCATTGATGGCTTGAAAGTCACTCCTTATGATGGGGAGTTACCAAAAATATCAAAATACGCTGATTGTAGCCAGAGCCATTATCAGCATTGTTTAACGCAAAAATTGGTTTAGATATGGAAACAAAGATTAATATAGTGGAAATCCTAAAGGACAAGCCGCAAGGAACTAAGTTATATTCTCCTATCTTTGGAAAACTTAGATATGAGGATTTAGTGCCGGATTTGGGTGAATTTACTGTTGTTACAAGTGATAATACATTATCAAAGCACTCGTTCAGGTCAGATAGTAGATATAATAGACACGGAGAGCCTTTAATGCTGCTCCCATCTAAGGAAATGCGAGACTGGTCTAAGTTCGCATGGAAGAAAGGAGACATTCTAGTTAACAAAGATGCAGAGGTACATATTATCTTCGATGGGTTTAAAGATGATACCTACAAAACTTTCCATGGTCATTATTATCTATGGGAAGAAGAGGGTAGTATAGTGAACTTTGAAGAGAATGAAGACTGCATGCAAACATCCGAGTTCTACAAAGCAAACAAAGAAGAAGCTCAGACCTACATCAACACCATCGAGGAACGTTTGGGCGGAAAGTTGAACCGTGAAACTTTGGAGATTGAGAAGTCTCAGCCAGAGTTGAAGGATGGGGATATTGTGTTTATGAAAGGAATTAAAGATGGATATTTTGCAAATTGTATTTTCATCTTAAGAAGTGAATATAAAGATGAAGACGAAAGAGCTTTTTACTATGCTTTCTATAATGCTGACGATAAATTTACTACAGCTGAATATGGTTATACTAGAGTTCATTATAGTCTCCGCCCAGCAACTGACTCTGAGAAGCAGCAACTCTTTGACGCTTTAGCTAAGGAAGGCAAGGCTTGGAATGCAGAGACAAAGACTTTGGAGTACTTGCCAAAGAAGTGCGAGTTCAAGCCTTTCGATAAGGTACTTGTTAGAAATACAGATACAGAAGAATGGTTCCCAGGGTTCTTTGAGAAGTTTGATAGTACTTGGAATAATCCATATCATATAATGAACCGCCGTAGTATGACAGATTTTGCTTTTAAGCAGTGCATTCCTTACGAGGGAAATGAGCATTTGTTAGGCACAACTAAAGACGTGGAGGACTAGGTATGAAAGAGCTTAAAGTTGGAGAAAGAGTAACTCTTGAAGTTACTGAGACTGATAAAGAATCTTGCAAAGGGTGCTTCTTTGATAGTAAGAAGTTTTGTGAAGTATGGCAGCTATACCCTTGTAGCATCAAAGAACGCTCAGACCATAAAAATATAATCTTTAAAGAAGTTGAGGAGTAAAGCTATGAATGGATTATTATCAATGATTAGTATGCAAACTGAAATGGAATATCAGATGAGTGATTTCCCTTTTGGTCTTCCACGTATTAGATTCAATGTGCCGAAAGGCAACATTCCTTCCGACAAGCAGAAGTGCCAGCCAAAGATACAGCATGAGTTCACCATCAAGGGTGTTAAAATTATGGCAGCTTCTAAGAAGGATGCTATCAAAAAGTATAATCATTGTAAAAAGTAAAGTGTATGAATAAGTTAGAATATATTCCAGGAGATTTGGTAATGGTAAAGAAGTCAGCACTTCAATTTGCTAAAGATAAAATATTTAAAGTAATATCTTCATTGAGTGGTGGCTTTCTTAAGGTAGTCATGTTAAACGATAGTAGTACAACATACTCTATTAGTAATAATGCTATTCGTCCGATTCCTCTCACTCCTGAGATTTTAAAGAAGAATGGATGGGAGAAATTATATGAGAAATTCTTTGAGAAAAACGTTAACAATATTCGCTTAACAATAGAGCTTAGCGAAAATATATACGTTGCTATTAACAGAATCTTTATAATGGAGATACATTATGTCCACGAACTCCAGCACCTTCTCTTCGGTCTAGGACTAAAACACGAAATGGAGGTGTAGGTATGAATATAATTACGTTTGGTAAATATAAAGGTATGCCAGTTACAAGGGTTCTTAGAATTGACCCAAGTTACTTTGGATGGTGCAAGAATAATGTACGTTGGTTCAAATTCTCTAAAAGAGACTACGAAATATACTTGGAATGGTTATCATTACAGCAAAATCATTTGCAATTCACAGGATATTCTGATGATATGGGTAATATTAGATTCCTTTTTAGAAAAGTGGAAGAAGGCAAGTTTAATGCTTACTCTGATACGGAATATCTTACAAAAGAAACGTGTGGTGAATATCTAAAAAGTACAAAAGAACATTATTTTAGCAAACATGTTTAACCGCCATCTGGCATAAAAGATATTAGTATGAAAATAAGTGATTTGGTTAAAAGTTTAGAGAAAATAAAGGCAAAACACGGAGACTTGCCTATTGCTTTTGAGGTAAGTGATGATGACTGCTGTCCTATAAAGAAAATACACGTCAAAAAGATATATGACGATGATAGTACAGTTTCAGAAGCAGGTTTCTGTGAGGTAAGAAACTTAGGTGATGGGGAGAAGTATTTAAACATTAGCGATATGTTAGGTTAACGTCTTCGGACATAATTTTAAAAGATATGACAAAAGAAGAATTAAAAGTAAAGGTTGACAAACAACTAAGCATTATCAATGATGCTAACGATGAGATTTGTTCTTACGTAAATGATTACATCGAAAGTCTTCCATACAAGGTTGGCGACAAAGTTAGCTGTTCCAGATGCGATGTTTGTTGGATTACAAGCATCGTCCCTAATCGAGGTTACGGTGGCTATAATGGCGAGATTGAAGTAAGAATCAACCCTGCTAAGAAAGATGGCACTCGCTCCAATAGAGAGTTTGTACTATGGATGATGGAAATTGATAGTATCAAAAAGATTAGTTAATCGTTTTTGGGCATAAATAGTAGTAATATGACAGTACAAGAATTAATTGATGAATTATCAAAGGTAGAGGATAAGACTATGGAAGTCAACTTCCCATATTCTCATGGTACACAAGAAAATGGGCAACCCATGAATGTTGATAGTGTATCAGTATTTGATGATTGTGTTGTAATTTATTAACCATCCCTTATGGGATATAAATATAAGTAATAATGAAGAAGATTAGTACAGAACGTTTGGCAGAGCTTCTTAAAGCTGAATACAAGTTAGACTTGTTGGAAGCAGGTGGAGTTGACAACTGGGATGGCTATGATGTTAGCCTTAGTTGCGAGTATGACGATGAAACGGAATCTTACTTTGATTTCAAAAAGAAGTCAGACGAGGAAATTACCTCTGAGTTTGAAGATGTTGAGTAACTAACCACCCTCTCCTGCAAAAGGGAGAGGGTAAAAAGAAGAGAATATGGCAGAGATTATTTACTTTGGAACAAATGGGTGTTCCGGTCATTATCCTATTGGCATTGACAAAACGCTGACAGGAGCAGAGTATGAAATATGGTGCGAATGCGATAATGAAACTTGGATAAATAATATCCGAAAGAATCCTGGTCGTCACCTTATCAAACATCACGGAGAGGTCTATACAAATTATGGTGTTCCGTTCTCTGTAGATGAAGACAGAGTTGGTGATCATACCGAACTTTTTTGGAAAGGCATTCATACGAAAGACGAAATCGTCAACTTGATAAAGAATAATCAGTTTTTGGCAAGGCAATTCAAAATGGATGAGGCAATTAAAAAAGTGGCAACAGTTTGTGGTGTCAGGTACAAAGATATTAAATCTGCGATAAACATGACACAAGCATTCGCAGGTGGTAAAAAGAAGAGAATATGAATGCAGATAAAATAACATTAGCTAGCTATATTGTATATCTCCAAGGTATGTATAGACGATATGGCAATATAAGTATTGCGCAACTAAAGCATATAGAAAGAATCAGAAAAAAGGAGGATAAGCAATGAACAAAGAAAAAATAAAATCAGCTATTGAAAAGACTATTCGTTATATGAATGGTAACTATTATTCAAAATTTGAAGAAAAAAATGATTGTTGGTTACTTGGAAGGAGCACTTAAAGAGTTGGAGGACTAAATTATGGCAAAATTTAAGGTAGTTAGATATTGGGATACATATCCCGATGGAGTTATTGCAACTTGCGATACAGAGGAAGAGGCAGAAAAGATATGTAATGAATATCGTAGAAACCGTAAGCCTATGTATGACTATTTAGTCAGAAAGGAAAATGAGTAATGACCAGAGAAGAGTTAAGAAATAATTACGAAAAAGGAATCTGTGAGTTATGCCACCGAGAGTATTATACTAGCAGAGCACTCCCAGAATCACTTTGCGAAGGTCAGTTTTGCGAGGAAGCAGAAGATTATTTCGCAGATGAACATAATATAAAATTGGAGGATTGATTATGGACAGAAAACAAGCAAAAGAATTTTGTCCTTTCTTGCAAGCTTTTGCAAAAGGAGAGGCAATTGAGTGTAGGACAAAACCGAGTGCCGTAAAAGGCTCAGACATTCCGAATGATTGGACGGAAATGACAGAGATTGAGTTTTGGAATAATACAGAGTACCGAATTAAGCCAGAGCCAAAGTACCGCCCATTCGAAAATGCAAAAGAATGCTGGGCAGAAATGCTCAAGCACCAGCCTTTTGGGTGGGTAGTTGGTAGAAGGGATGGAGTTATGCATCTTATCCGATGTTTAGAATATGTATCAGTACATACTTCAATACAGTATTCATTTAAAGATGCTTTTGATAAGTTTGCATTTGCTGACCTCGTTCCTTTTGGCGTAAAAGTGGAGGAGGAATAAGTTATGGCATGGGTAGCAACTAATGGAAATGGTAAGGAATTTCTTTTTGAAAAGAAACCATACAGAAGTGGAGCTGGAGAATATGGATATTGGAATCCTACATATTCTGGTATCGGTGGTTGTGTTCTTATACCTCATGGAAGTATCAAGAAGCTCATCGGAAGAGAGTTATCTTGGAGCGATGAGCCAGTAGAACTTAAAGAAGAATAGTTATGTTTGGATTTATGTTATACTTACCCTAGCTGTTCTGTTTATAGCTTTTATGGGTGGAGTTATCGGTTATTTAATTGGTAAATATTTGAAAAAGAAGTAGCTTATGTATAGACCGATTACAATGTATCAGATTGTTTGCGATAGATGCGGAGGAGTATTTGGCGGTACAGATACTTGCTCTGCACTATTCAGTAACAAAGAAGTTGATATTGGTGACTACTCTGATTGGGAAATGATAGATGGTAAGCATTATTGTCCCGATTGCTACGAGGTGGAGGTCATTGATGGAGTGTATAATGTTAAAGCAAAATAGTTATGGCAACCTATAGAATAGTAGATATGTATCGTAAAAGCAAGGCTGTTAAAGGCATACATTACGATTCTCAGGATAATCCAATACTTGCTTATCGTGTAGATAAGAGACATTCATTGCTCTTTGGACTTATCCATTATTGGGATTATGGCGCATGTAACCTTTGTCCTGAGTATTTGTTTTCTTCGATTGATAAAGCAGAAGAAGCTATATTGAAGGTTGATAAAAGTAGAAGAGTAACAATTTTATATGAATAGCTTATGAAAATAAAAAACATAAAATTCAAGGCTAAGCAGCTCAACTCAGGAAAATGGTTTGAGGGTGATTTAGTACGTCTTGGGAATAGGGTATGTATAGGAGGAGACCATATAAAAGATGGTATAACTGACGTTGACCCTTCTACAGTCTGTATGTTCACAGGGTTGAAAGATTGTGAAGGAAATGAGGTTTGGGAAGGTGATATTCTACAGGATGTTGATGATGACAATATTAAGTATGTTGTTACTTTTAATGAAGGCACATTCTTGGCGCGAAAGGAAGGTTTTTATATAGGTATTCCTCTTCACGAATGTGTAGGTAGTTTGGGTAATGATGTAATAACTTATGCAAAAGTTGTCGGCAATAAATTCGATAAGTAGTATGGAGAAACGAATAATTTTAGACGAACAAGATATTAACGAATTTCACGAGGATGCAGCGATTTTACGCTGGATATACGACTTGATGACGAAAGAGTATCTTATAAGTGAACACTCTAAAAACATGCCCCGCTTCTCTAGAATAATTAATAAATTAAAGCAATTATAGCGTATGAAGATTAGACAAGCCAAGAAGATAATGAAGCGTTGCTACGGAAGTCCTAGCTATATGGGGATGATATTGGATGGATTGGACGTAGTGAAAAAGCTCCCAAAGATTAAGCAATACTGGGAGCCTAGATTGGCTTTGTATTATGCCGCTAAAGGTGGCGGTCATGGCAGAGTTGATCATCGTATTGTAAAGGCAGAAAAGATTTCTGCAAGATATTCTCGCAAGCTGATGAATTGCCTTACTAGGTTTGCTGGCAAAACTCCTTTCGATATTAGAGATATATTAGGTAGTTCAAATAAACTAAAAAAAATATGATTATGAAACAAGAAATGCAAAAATCAATCTTAAAGATTCAAACAGCAGTCGAAACTCTGACAAGACAGAAAGTTATCGACAAAAATGTGTATGACTTTATCCATGGAGAAATCAAATCTCTTTCGGAAAGTGTGGAGAATATAGAGGAAGTAAATAACCTAGATGAAACACTCCTTACCTTCACAGATAAGGAGGAGTATGTAAACCAGCATATCAACCTTGCTGATACATCTGTACTTTGCAAAGAGTTGAATAGAAGAAAAGACATTGGTGACGATTTCTTTGTAGTAAAAACAGAGGGAAAATAAGTTAGCTTATGGAAAGATTAACTAAAGTAATGGATAAGTATTTATCAGAAGCAAAGAAGAAGGTTCTTACCCTCGCAGTCAGCAAGGAATGGTTCGATATGATAGTGTCGGGCGAAAAGAATGAAGAGTATCGGGTAATTAAAGATTTTTGGATGAGTCGCCTTCTCCTTATCAAGGATGAGAAATTCAAAGATTTCGATAAGTACGATAAGCTTCATATCGGTAAGACATTTGAAATGCTTATAGACATCAATACTATCAAGGAGAAACTGAATAATGGTACAATGAAGTTCGTACCATTCACTCACGTTCTCTTCAAGAACGGCTACTATGACGATAGCCCAAAGGTAGAAAAGGAGATTGAGAGTATAACCATCGGCAAGCCGAAGAAAGGTCTTTGCCCAGGCAGGTGGTTGGACCATGAGTTTTTCATTATTAAGTTCAAGTGATATGATTGCAATTAAAGTATCTTCCGAGAACATCCAAGAATTATGGAAATGCCCGGACGTTTCAGAGTTAGTAAAGACTATCAGCGGAGACCGCACGAAGCAGACGTTGATAGTTAGGTTGAAAAATCGAGAGTTCTATGTCCCTGATGGATTCTATCTCGTGAAAGACGAGAATGACCAATGGAGCACACTCAGCCCATCACTGTACGAACTTATAAAAGACAAGGTTCATGGCGAGAAGTGAGGAAGATATCCGGGAATACCATAAAAGGTACTACCAGGAGCATAAGGAACATTTATTAGCAAGAATGGAAGACTATCGTAAAGAGAACGCTGAAAGGATTGCTGCAAACAGAAGATATAACAGAAAGAGAAAGAAAGCCTTGGGCGGCTTAACGAACCCAAATATTAAATAATGAGTAGAGGAAAACATTTTAGTGCAGAAGAGATTGAGTTCATCAAGGTTAACGCTTTGGTGATGACGACAACGGAGATTGCAAAGCAGCTCAATCGTAATTATTGGGCCATCCATCGAAAGATGAAGGAAATGGGTATCAGCAAGAGCCACGTGTTTACTGCTGACGAGGATTTCATCATTCGCAGAATGTATGGCAAGTACCCGGTAAAAGCCATTGCTACCAAGATTGGCGTGGACGAGAACGCTATTTACAACCGTTGCAAGAAGCTTAAGCTAACGAAAGGAGGTGCGTAATGATTGTCATAGTTACCGCTATGGATAAGGAATACGACCTTATCAGCGAATGGATTGCAAAGAATTGGCTTGACTACAAAAATGTTCAAAACATAGCTTTAATCAAGTCTGGTATTGGCAAGGTTAATGCGGCATCTTGCTTGACAGAATTTCTTTCGTCGAATACGTCCAGCAAAGTTACAAGAGTTATATCGGTAGGATGCGCCGGTGCTGCTGTTGCAGGATTGAAACCTGGTAATGTCGTAATCGGTAATTCATACTGTTACCACGATGTATATTGCGGAGAGCCGAATGCCAATGGTCAAGTTCAAGGTATGCCGGCAGTCTTTCCTTCTGATTTTTCGTGGATTGATATGGATGAAAGATTCAGATTAGGAACAATAGCTACGGGAGATAAGTTTGTCACTACGAGAGAGCAGGTATTGGCGATTAAGGAGTTTCTTCCTAATTCTTATAACGTATGTGCTATTGACATGGAGTCTGCTGCCCTCGCGCAGGTATGCTACAAGAAGGGTATTGGTTTTACGTCCATCCGAGTTATTAGCGATAATCCCATGGAGCCGAACCAGACCGAGCAGTATGCAGGTTTTTGGGATAGTCTTGCCGAAAAGGCATTTAGTGTTGTTTGTAAATTATTAGAGAATGATACCAAGTTTTAAAGTTGATCATACGAAACTGGAGCCAGGTCTTTATGTTTCGAGAGTAGATAAATGGGGCATGGAGACTGCTACCACATTCGATATTCGCGTGTGCAAGCCAAACAAAGATATGATGTCACCTGCTGTCGCGCACACAATAGAGCATTTGATGGCGGACTACCTACGCAATGATAGCCCTCTTAGCAATTCCGTTCTGTATTTTGGACCGATGGGTTGTCTTACAGGTTTCTATCTTATCCTTAAAGGTACGTGGACTTCAAAGCTCATAAAGGAAATGATAGTGGAAGCTTTTAAAGCGTGTTCGCTATCAAAGACGATTCCAGGTGCATCGGAAGTGGAATGCGGTAATTACAAGCTCAACGACTTAAAAGGAGCAAAAGAGCTATGTGATATGTTCTCCGTATATCTATCCACAGCTGGACCGGATAAGCTCAATTATCCAGATTAATATTTATATGTAACCATAAAGTATTTAATCATTAAGTATATTTCCTTGCAATATATTTGGTGATTAAATACTTTTTTTATAATTTTGCAGCATTACTTATTGCTATCGCTTCGTACTGGGATATTTCTTGAATTTTATTGTTCAATTAAATATTTAGTTAGAATGAAAAAAAGAACGAAGCAAGTTTTAGTTATTCTGAAACCCAAATCAAAGGCGTTGGGGTTCAGTAGAGAGGAGTTAGAGGGTATTGCTGCCGATGTTGCCAATAACTTAGAACTCGATGAAGAAGCCTCAGACGAGGATGTAAACGCAGAGATTGAAAAGCAGGTTAATGCGGTTCTTCCTTATCTTAAGATTGCGCAAAAGACCGCGCAGCGTACTATCCAGAGTTTTAAGGATAGTCAAGACTTGGATGACGACGAGGTCGATGACGATGATGATGACCCTGCCGGCAACAAGAAACCAATCCGCAAACAGAAGAAAGAGAAAGATGAGCAGGTCCCAGCATGGGCGCAGGCACTCATTACTCAGAACAAAGCCTTGCAGACCGAAATCCTCGGTTTGAAGTCAGAGCGTGAGAATGATGGCCGCCGTTCTAAGCTGAAGGCACTCCTTAAGGACAAAGGTACGTTCGGAAAGACTGTCTTGAAGAATTTCGACAAGATGAAGTTCGAGAACGAATCTGAGTTCGATGATTTCTACGACAGTGTTGTGGAGGACTTGGCAGCTATCGATCAAGAGCGTGCTAACGAAGGTCTCGGAAAACTTGGTGCTCCTGCGGCTCAGAGAAAGCCTAAGAAGGATGAGGTTGAGGTTATCAAGGACAATGAGATTGATGAGCTTGCCGAAACAATGTAATCTTTAAATTTTAAAAGTTATGTATGGCGTAAGCAAGACAGAAACGTATGATTCAGGCAAGGAGTCTGTAATCATTAGAAATTACGTGAATGGCATCATGGGTGGTGTCATTCTTGACATGACAGGTTTCTCTGGAGAGTTCATCCAGTGTGGACACATTATCATTCGTGATACCAAGTCTGGCGAGTACAAGCCTATGCCGGTAACAGGTGAGGCTTATGCTTCATTGCCGGAAAATCACGAGTATGTAGGTGTCTGCATGACAACTGCTCCTGCAGATACCCCTCATGTAGGTGTTATGACGGCAGGTGAGGCTAATGATAAGGCTGTCCCTTATCCTGTCGATACGATCAAGGCAGCTTTGAAAACAGCCGTTCCTACTCTTCAGTGGGGACACGATGCAATCGGTTAAGGAGGTGATTTATGCAACAGAGTTCTTTATTTCTTAAGTATATCTTGAGTTTCTTCCCAATCCTAAAGACATTGATTGAGAAGATTAATGGTAAGCGCAAGAACGAGATGACGTATCTCCACAAAGATACATCCATTCTCCGCCGCGTTTATTCTACCGACAATAAATGGGAAGCCGATACAGTTGATACCTCTTACGTAGCTGCTGACTACGTAGCAGTGGATTCTCCGGTTCCTTTGAAGTCTCGTGACAAGATTTCAACCGCCAACGGCAAACTGCCAAAGGTTGGTATGAAGAAATTCTTGAAGGAGTCAGATATCCTCGCTCTCAGACTCATGGAAGCACAGGGCGGTCAGACAGCAGAGATTCGCCGTAAGTTGGCGCAGGACCCGGTAGCTTGTAATGTCGGTGTTGATGAGCGTAATGAGTACGCCCTTCTGTATGGTCTTTCTAACGGCTACGTAGCTGTTCGTGACGACGATAATCCAAAGGAGTTGCTCCGTATCAAGTATCAGTACTTGCCGAAAAATCAGCTCGGCATCAACAATGTTGATACTGGTATTACCGTTGCAGACTTGAAGGAATGTATCGCGAGAGCTTCGAATGATGGCAACACCATCTTGATCTTCTGGATTGGAAAGGCTAAGTTTGACGAATTGAAGAAGGCACAGGACGCTCGCGAGCTTGTTGCCAACTATAAGGGTCAGACTTATGACTCCAACACAAAGCTGCCGGTTCCTACTTCCAGCGTATTCCAGGAAGCATTCTTGGACGAGACCGGTGTATCATTCCGCATTATCAACCGTACCGTCCGCTTAGAGCATGATGGCGTGAAGAAGAGCGTTAAGCCTTGGAATAACGATATGATTATCGGTGTTTGCTCACAGATGATTGGTGCCCTCGTTTACGGTCAGGTAGCAGAGGCAACCAACAGAGTGGCAGGTGTAACCTATCAGCAGATTGATTACAAGCTTATCTCTCAGTATTCAACAACTGATCCATTGCGTGAGACAACTGCGGTGCAGGCATACTGCTTGCCTGTCATCGAGGACGTTGACACAATCTATCAGATTAATACTAAGCTGGCAGACCCAGACGTTTCGGTTGATACCGAAAAGGAGAAAGCAGATACAGATGACGCTAAGGTAACAATCTCTGATGTGACCTACAAGAAGCCGGAGGCTATCACAACTCTCAACGCTCTTGGTGCTACACTTCCTAGTGACGCCAGCGACAAGGAGGTTATTGATGCCTATAACGAGCTTCCTCCTGTGAAGAAGAAGGAGTTCAAAGAAAAGGCAGCTAAAGCTGAGGAGTAATCATGAAGACGGTCGGACAAGCTTTGGTGGATGAGGTACACATACCTATCCCCTATGGTTTCGTGGAAAACGCCTGCATCAAGCGTGACCTCGATATCGAATTAGAGTTCACTGGTGACGTTGCCAGAAGTGACGCCTACAAAGGAACGCTTGCCGACTGTCTGCTTTCTCTCATACAAGCCGTTAGCTTCTCCGAAGCGGACAAATCAATAGGTTCTCTCTCGGAAGACCAGCGAAAGGCTATATTAGTTCAAGTCAATCGTTTATATAACTCTATCGGCGAGGAGGAGGTTTCACTTACTCCGAAGCCGACAGTTTACATTAATTGCTGATGAGTCTATTGAGTTTTCATGCCTCAAAGCTATACCGGCAGCAGAAGGTAGCTGGCTATACAGATGATGATGGAAATTATCACCAGGGCAAGACCGAGTGGAAGTTCTGCTGCACTTGCGATGTAGTTCCTGCTGGCGAGGCAAACAAGTTAGTTACATCTGACGGTTCCATAGATTACTACTCATACGAAGTGCATAACTTGCCCGTATGGATTAAAAAGTTCTCTTATGGGGATTTTATCAAGCTAGATATTTTAGGGGCTGAGGAGGTAATTATCAAGGTCAAGGGATTTCATCGTTATCAACTCCAGTGTAAGATATGGGCATAAGAATGACAACCAGCGCTTCCGCTCTCGATGCCTTCCTACAAAGAGCCGCAAGGAAGATACAGCAGAATGTGCTTAAGGCATTGAGCAAGCTAGGAGACGAATCTGTGGTTAGAATCCGTAACAGGTCTGCCAAGGAAAGCTGGATAGACCATACGGGCAACCTAAGAAGTTCTATAGGCTTCGCCGTGTACGAGCAGGGAAGTAAATATATGGAATCAGCCTTTTCGCAGGTTCTCAGTGGCACAGACGGCTCTGTAAAGGGCAAGAAGATGATCAATGACCTTGCTAAGGAATATTCCAGGGTTTATGCTTTGGTTGTCGTTGCCGGAATGGAATACGCAGGAGAGGTGGAAGCCTTGGAAAGCAAGGATGTCCTCGCTTCAACGAAGATATGGGCCACATCCATTGTAGAGCAGCGTGTGAAGACAGCAATAGACTCAGCAGTTAATGAAATAAACAAGTGGAAGATATGAAATCAGACGGAGCAATTAAGACAGATGTTTACCGGTACATCAACGAAAGCGGTTTCATGAACAACGTCAATGGCAAGCTGTCAAAGACGATGAGACCGCATAATTCTCATAAGGAAGATGTCGTTATCTCCATCTTGGCTAATGAGGGAACGCAGCTTCAAACGGCGATTATAAATGTAAATATATATATACAAGACCAGGATGTAGATGGGCAGTTCGAGGAGAACACTATCAGAGTTGACGAAATCTGCAAACTGGCTTGGAATCTCTTGGAAATGTTCAGAACGAGCGAATATGTTGCCCACGCTATTGAGCAGAGGGTATATGCAGCAAGCACGGGAGAACATGTAATAAATAATCAAGTTGAATATAAACTCATAAACGATTAAATTATGTCAGTAACATCATGGGGCAAATGCACTATCTACGTTCAAGAGGTAGGTAGCAAAAAGAATGAGTGGACTAAGCTCCCAACTCCAAAGGATGGCACTACTACTGTTACTCCAACGAAAGGCGATACTATGACCCAGGTTGAGGAAGGTGGCGGAATTGTTGACCGCAAGACAAAGAAGTCTACCTACGAGGCTGTATATCAGCTCTTCATCAAGAAGAACCAGTCGCAGCCATTCAAGACTATTGATGGTATCATTGAGGGTAACTATCGTTTGGCTATCCAACCGGAAGACGCCGAGCTTCCTGGCGTTTACATGGGTAATACCACCATCGGTGCCGAGGAGGGCTATACAACAGAAGAAGGTGCTTCCATCACTTATACCCACGCAGCTCTTATCCCAGAGGGTGACGTGGTGGCTAAGACTACAAACGCAAAGGGTGAGGAAGTCTATTGTGCTTACCGTTGGCGTGTCATTACTGCCACAAAGGGAACAGGTGAAAAGTATGCCTTGACTTTCAAAAAGCCGCAGGATGGCAATACCGCTCCTGCTGAAATCACGGAAACTTACGAAGAGACATAGGCATATCCTAATATCCCTTCTGCCGACTGAGGGTTATCAGCCGGCAACCTACCCAAGTAGCTCAGTTGGGAGAGCGAGACCAAATAGTCCGTCGCATGCAAAAAAAATCCAGGGTCTTCAAAAGCTGGTTGAAAGTCGCAGGTTCGAGTCCTGCCTTGGGTGCCAACAATTTAAATTCGAGTGATATGGAAGAGTTAGGAATCATTATATCGAATACGCTCACAGATATGCCGATAGGCTTTGATACTGAGCACGCTCACGTTAACATCTACCCTACTACACTGGGCATGATGTATCTAACGTCGCAGTTGGTAGATAGCTTGGAGCTAGACAAAGAGTTACTTCAAGCTGATCCATTCTTGGAAGCATTGCGAGTTGCAAACACCAAAAGGGAGACATGCTGCAGATTGATTGCATATCACTCACTCAATACAAAGAATGAAATACTAGACTCCAAATGCGTAAGCAGGCAGACGGAGTTAATCTTCAAAGAATGTTCCAACGAGGATATAGCCACTCTCCTCATCATCATCCTTAAGGCTAACTCATACCAGACAATAGCCAAAGAGACAGGAATGGAAGAAGAAGCGAAGCGTATGGCAAAAGTCAACGCTGCAAAGAAGTCGGAGAATAGCTTTATCTTCGGAGGCAAGACAATATGGGGAACTCTCATAGATGCCGCTTGCGAAAGATACGGATGGACTTTCGACTACGTGGTATGGGGAATATCGTATAACAACCTGACTCTCATGCTCAAAGACAAGATTACTTCAATCTATCTGTCAGACGACGAGAGGAAGAAAGCCCATATACCGGCAGCAGGGGAAGAGGTCATCGATGGCAACAACAAGGAGGCGGTCATGAAGGCGGTGATAGAGTCCGAGACCGAGATTTAACCGAAGTCTTCCTGCGCACGCACGTAAAGTTCCCATATCGAACACTCACATGTGGTGTTTCCCCGGCGATTCTTTATAACAGAGTATAAATTCAAGGAAAAATAGAACATTATGCCAAGCATTAAATTCGATACAATAGTCGAGACAGCCAAGGTCGTTTCCGGTTTTCGAGACATTCAGAACGCAGTTCATCAGACTGCTGAGAGGGTTGAGAAGGATGGAAAGTCTATTGACGATGTAATCTCGAATATACAGAACAGTATGAACATTGCCATTGGCGGTTGGAGCATTGGTAAGTTCGTCAATCAGATGATGCAGGTCCGCGGTCAGTTCCAGCAGACAGAAATGGCATTCAAGACAATGTTGCAGTCTGAGGAGAAAGCTGATGCTCTCATGAAGCAGATGATCCGCACGGCAGCCATCACACCTTTCGGGGTTGAAGACGTTACAGAGGGAGCCAAGCAGCTCCTTGCGTTCAACGTAGCAGCCGAGGATGTCAACAAGACGCTTATCGGATTGGGAGACGTTGCAGCAGGTATGGGTCTGAACCTTAAAGACCTCGTGATGCTTTACGGCACAACCATTGCCAAGGGTAAGATGGACACTATGGACTTGTATCAGTTCCTCAACCGAGGTATTCCTATCGCAGATGAGATAGCCAAGGTTATGGGTCTTGACGTTACCAACGCCATCAAGGAGGTACAGAAGCAAATCAAGGCAGGCAAGGTAACCAGCGATGTCTTCATCCAGGCAATGCAGAGTATGACTGCTGAGGGTAGTAAGTTCGGTGGCTTGATGGAAGCTCAGTCCAAGACTATTACCGGTCAGATTAGCAACATTAAGGATGCCATTGAGCAGATGTTCAACGAGCTGGGTAAATCCCAGGAGGGTGTTATCAATACCGGATTGGGAGTCGTTTCCACCCTCGTTGAGAATTGGGAGACGGTAGGCAAGGTGCTTATGACTGTCGTTGCAGCGTATGGAGCATACAAGGCTGCGGTGATAACAATGATAGCAATATCTAAGGCACAGGTAGCTTGGGAGAGTGCGAAAGCATTCTTGTCTTTAGCGAAGTCTATCACAACCGCCAAGGATGCCATGGCTCTGTTCAATTTGGTCTCTTCTTCAAATGTTCTCGGTCTGGTTCTTGGTGCAGTAGCAGCTAGTGTCACGATGTTTAATCTATTCGGCAATAGCGCTGAGGATGCCGCTACCAAGACATCAAAGTTTACCGAGAGTGCAAATGAAGCATCAAGCAAGGTCGAGTCGCTAGTCTCCATTCTGAAGACTGCAAAGGAAGGCTCCAAGGTTTACAAGGACACCATCAAGGAGCTGTCAAACATCTATGGCAACTACGGGATTGCTATTGACAAGATCAAGGAAGACGAGAGTAACCTTGTGGATGTTAAGCAGCAGGAGATAGATAAATCTAAAGAACTCGTCGAGCAAATCAAGCTGGAGGCTACAGAGCGCAACAGAGCCAATGCAATCTCCAAGGCTAATGAAGAATACAACAACCGTGTTGATAGCGCTCAGCAAGCCCTTTTGGGTAAGTTGAAGGATTATGGAACCTCTAGCAGCGGTATAGCCGTCGGCATTCAGAATATCGTATCTGACTCGGTTATCAAGCAGTTTGATGACCTAACACAGAAGATGGCTGGCTTGAATGAGCACTCCAAGGAGTATCAGACATATCTGAAGCAATACAATCAGTTAGAGGCTTCTTTGATATCCGAATCTGAAAATCTTGCTAATTCTTTCGGTTTTACAGGAGACAAGACAAGCGATGCCAGAAAGGCTTTGATAGGCTATCTCTATGAGCTTCGAGCTGCAAAGAAGCTGCATAGTGAAGAGGCAGATAATATCAACCGGGCGGCAGATGCAACAGAGGATTTCGGAAATAAGGCCACATCTACCAAGAATAGGATAAATGCTTTGCAGAAACAACTCCAGGGTGCCGGCGAGGATGTACACGTTCTCTACAACCGTGTCAAGGAGTTCATGCAGAACTATGGTGTTAATGACGTAAAGTTCAGAATACAATTCGATGCCGAGATTCCTTCATGGATGAATAACATGGATGTTAAGGAGTTGGGCAAAATGGGAAGATGGTTCTCTGCGTTGGCACGCGATTTAGGAAACAACAACAAGTCAGGTGCCAAAGTCAACGGAAAGTGGATGTCAACCAAATATATCGCCCAGCGAGGATGGGATTATACCAATGCGGCGAACACCAAGCAGACCAAGGCAGAAGACGATGCTAAGAAGAAGCGGCGTGAGAAGGAAGAGGCAGAAGCCAATGCCAAGAAGAACGCTTCCAAAGCCAAGAAAGCAGCCGCCGATGCCAAGAAGCTAGCAGAAGACCGCAAGAAGGCCCAGGAGGAACTGAACGAAGATTTGAAGCAGCTGCAGCAGGAAAATATCGACACCGATATATCTCAGATGCAGGAAGGCACGGAGAAGAAGCTTGCTGAAATCAAGAACGACTACGCCAAGCGTAAAGCCGAGATTGACAAGCAGGAAGCAGAGTTCAAGAAGAAAAACAAGGAAGCTGGCAAGAAAGTAACCCTTACCTCTGCTCAGTCCAATGCTCTCTCCAAGGCTAGAGACCTCGCTACCCAAGAGTACAACAAGAAGCTTGATGAGGTCAACAGGGAAGCCCTCACCTCTATGCGTGACTACTTGAAGGAGTATGGTTCTCTCTATCAGCAGAAGCAAGCCATTGCCGAGGAGTACGAAGAGAAGATTGCCATGGCTCAGACGAAAGGCGAAAAGCTCTCTCTTCAGCAGCAGAGAAAGAAGGACCTCCAAACCATCGAGATAAATTCCATCAGACAGAACATCGATTGGGGAAGCATCTTCGGAGACTTCGGAGCTATGTTCAAGGACCAACTGGAGCCTACCATTGAGAAGCTGCAGGAGCTCTCCAAGAGCACCACAGATGTTAATGAACAGAAGACTATACAGGAACTTATCTCCAAACTACAAGGCTCTGCCACCGTATGGGATAGTGACATCTTCAAGAAGGTTTCGGATGACATCAACGCCTATCAGTCAGCCATGCAGGGCTATATTGATGCACAGGAGCGTGAGGCAGAAGCCACGAAAGCTGTCACCAAGGCGCAGGAAGACCTCGCCAAGGCTAAGAAGAGCGGTGACAAGACAAGTATCAGCAAGGCTGAAGGCAACCTCTCTAGAGCGCAGAACGTACTCGCTACCGCATCTAACAATGTTTTGGAGTTCGGTTCATCAGTTCAGAAGGCATCATCAGACTTGCAGACATCTGCACAGAAGGCAGTTTCTCAGTTTCAGCAGCTTGAAAATGGCTTGCAGGGTCTTACATCGGGGTCGCTCAAAGGCATAGGAAACTCTATCCTAGGGCTTGACAAGCTTTTCGGTGGCTCTATGCAGAAGGACGTTGCCAACACGCTTGCAAAGGGCATCCAAGGGTTGCTCGGTAAAGATAGTGACGCAGCCAAATCTCTGACGAAAGCTTTAGGAGATAGCGGTATGGCAGGTGAAATAATCTCCGCAATACTCGGCATCCTCGATATTCTGAAAGATGGCTTCGGAACACTCATCAGCAACCTCATGGACACAGTCTTTGGCGCAGTAACGGGCATCCTTGATGATGCTTTATCGGGTGACATCGTTATGAAGCCATTGAAGAGTATCGGGAACAACGTTTCTCATATACTCAACACTCTTTCGTTTGGTGGTTTCAATAGTCTGTTCGGTGGAGACGGAAATTCAAAGAAAGTACAGGAAGCTATTAACAACCTCACTTCTTCCAACGAGAGATTACAGAAGTCCATCGACAAGCTGAAAGACACCATGACAGGTACGTATGGTAAGGAGTCCACCAATGCTTACAAGGAAGCAAAGCGGCAGCAGGAGACTTACAACCACAACGTCATGGAGATTGCGAAGCAACAGATGAGTTATCATGGTTCGCACCACTCATGGAGTAGTTATTGGAGCGGGTTCAGTAATGAGCAGTTGGCTAAAATCAGACAGAACGTGAAGAGTGACTTCAATGGTGATATTACCACCCTCACACCAGAGGAAATGAAGAAGTTGCTTTCATACCAAGATTTGGTTGATAAGATCAGAGGAACAGGTAAGCATTACAAAGGACGTTCTGCTTACGGAGAGTCGGTTCTTGACAAACTCGAAGACTATGCGGACCTTGCTGGTAATCTTGATGAGCTGACTGAGCAATGGCGCGAGTCAATTACTCAGATTTCCTTTGATAGCATGAAGGATAACTTCATCAGTAACCTCATGGATATGAGTAAGTCTGCGCAGGACTTCTCTGATGATTTCGCAGAAATGATGCAGAAAGCTCTTCTCTCCTACTCGATGGAAGACCTCATGAATGGGAAATTGAAAAAACTCTATGAGGATTGGGCAGACGCAATAGATGCAGCAAATGGAGATTCATCGAAAATCGACATAGAAGCATTCAATAAGCGTTACGATGATATTGTCCAGGAAGGCTTGAAGAGGCGTGATGATTGGGCAAAGGTGACTGGCTACACTGGTTCTTCATCCTCATCACAGACTGCAACAAGCGGAGGATGGGCATCTATGGGGCAAGATACCGCAGACGAGCTGAATGGTCGCTTCACCGCCCTGCAGATTGCAGGAGAGTCCATCGCTCAGAACATGACTACCACCATATCACAGATGGAGAGCATCGTTACACTCGGAATCTCAACCAATGGCGCGGTATTGGAGATTAGAAACATGATGATTATGACAAACAGCTACCTCGAAGACATCGTGAAGTATTCAAAGCTCACCTATAATGACTTCGGAACCAAGCTGGATGATATGAACAGAAGATTAAAGGATATTTAGCCTCTACAGGCTTTTTCGCTAGTCAGCCCTTACAACTATACTCAACAATGGTAAAAGCGGCTCACAGCGAAGCCTATGAGGTTATTTAATGATTAAATAGCTATGCTAAAGGGACAACTTTATATCAATGGCAAGGATGCCTATCTTACGTGGGGCATATTCTTAGACGAAACCGCCCTCAGTGCGCTCATGACTCCTGCACCGAACAAGGAGTTCATCAGCAATAAGTATCGCTCAAAGGACGGAAAGTCGGTTATCAAGCACAATCCAAGGTTGGACGAGAGGGAGATAACGCTGCCATTCAATATGACCGCCAAGGACTCAGATACGTTCTTGACGAACTATGCTAGGTTCTGCGAGGAGGTTCTTGCCAAGGGAGAGTTGGTTATCCGCACCCGATTCCAGCCTAATGTGTGGTATCGGTGCATCTATCTTTCCTGCACTCAGTTTAGTCAGTGCATTCGGGAAATGGCAAAGTTCAGCCTAAAGCTCAACGAGCCAGACCCTAGTGACAGAAGTGAAACAAGTAAATATACAAGCTAATGATTCAGATTAAGAGAAATAACAAGGTATTCTTCACATTAGAGGACTTCGGCGAGGGTTCTAAGCTGTCATATCAGCTTATGGACCACCACTACATCATCTTGAAGTTCACTACGGCTACTCCTATCTATTTCGAGATTGGGGACTCCGTAGAGATTCCCGACTTCGGCTACTTTGAGCTTACATCATCATACTTCCCTAAGCACAATGATAGTGATGGCTACGACTACGAAATGCAGATGGATGCCTACTATATGTCTTGGAAGAATAAGATTTGCAAGTATCGCCCTCAGCACGGAGCAAACGAGACCTCCTTCAAGCTTACCACAACGGTAGGCGTACACATGAACGTTATACTCGGCAACCTCAAGGCGCTAGGTCTTACGTACAATGGCAAGGAGTTCTCTGTTGACTACACTACGTACAACAACAAGGCTTTCGATGTTCAGAAGAGATTTTTGATCGAGTACGGCTCCATCAGTATTCTCGATGCTCTCAACGCCATCTGTTCCGAAGACGCACTCAACTGCGAGTGGTGGATAGATGGCTCCATTATATACCTTGGATATTGCGAAATGGAAGGACAGACAACATTCGAGCAGGATGTTAATGTTCTGTCTATGTCCTATTCGGAATCCAAGTCAACTTATATCACGAGACTGTACGCATTCGGCTCAGATAGGAATATTCCGAAAGGATATTTCACTGGTGCCGATGCGGACGTCACCACCGATGGTGTTGCTACTGATTACCTCATGCTTCCAAACAAGGAAGTGGATAGTGATGGTTTCTACGCAAAGGATGGCTACCTGGAGAACGTGAATGTCGTAAAGAACGATAAGCAGGCTATCGAAGGTGTCGTGATGTTCGAGGACGAATACCCGAAGGTTGAATGCAGGGTGAGCAGAATCAAGACCTACGATAGCACTGTTGATAACGATGATGGAACTAAGACTACACAGACGTTTTGGCAGATTGGTTCAACGGACTCCTTCGCTGAAAGCTTTGAAGCTAGTTGGATAAAGAGCAACCTCACTCTAGGTATCAAGTTCACTAGCGGTGCCCTCATGGGTATGGAGTTCGATGTTAGTTTCAAGATTATAGACAAAGAGAACTTTTTCGAGATAGTGGCTAACGACACCTACGGAAGAACTCTCCCCGATAGTGTCATGTGCCCGAAGGAAGGTGATAGGTTCTTCCTGTTCAATTGGGACGCAACCAAGATTACAGATACGGACCTCATCCCTACTGCTCAGTTATCTCTGTTCGATAGAGCGAAGCAGTACTATCAGAAGACCATGATCAGCAATTCAAACTTCACCTGCACGATGGATGGCGATAAGTTCTACAATGATGGGATATACGATTACCATCCTCTCGGTGAACAGGTAAAGCTGATTAATGATATGTTTGCGCAGGTGGACGCGGATGGCAAGCACTACAGAAACTCTCGTATCATCGGCATGGAGATACCTTTGGATATCCCTTACGACCACCCTCAGTACACGGTTGGCGAGAAGGCAGCTACTAGCCGGTTGGGTAAGTTGGAAGACAAGGTTGATTCCATCAAGGTGAATGGAATGCAGATAGGCGGCACAGGAAGCGGTAATGGTGGAGGTGTCTATGTAATCGGCATGAACGATACCACTCCTGCATCCGATAGTAACGTTTATTCTGCTAGACGCTCTAGGATGGAGTTTGTATCTAGGCTGCAGGATAACACCGCAAAGAGCACAATCACTTGGGAGAAGGTGCAGAAGCTTTTAAGTGGATTGTTTGTCGGTAACTCCAACAATGAGAACGGAGGCTCGTGGACTCCAGACGCAGAAGGTCGTTCACACCTCATCACAGATTACTTGGAGGTAAGAATGAAGGCTATCTTCGAGGAGCTGGTCATTAATAAAACATCCACCATCGGTGGTAAGGAGATAATCTCTCCTGCTGGTGGCGTGGTGGCTCATAAGGTAGAAGAAGTTACTGTGACATACAATAATGTGTCACAGAAGGCTTATCGTTGCTATTTCTTAGCAGAGCAGGATGGTGATGAGGTAGATAATGATTTCGCTGTTGGCGACCAGGTGCGCTCGGAATCATTCAATGTTCGCAAGGGCACTTATCACAAGGCTGGCAATCACTTCTATTGGCGATTGGTAATCGGTCGTGATGAAGACCCTGTAGAGCTGGAAGGAAAGAAATATCATTATATCGACCTCTCTGATACCGATTGCGCTACGGCAAGCGATGTTCCTGCTAAAGGTGATGTGCTCAACCAGTGCGGTAATAGAACCGATGTGGAACGTCAGAACTGCCTTATCTTCTCGGCGGTAGATACCTATTCGCCATCCATTAGCCTCTATCACGGCATCAACAGCTATTCCTTTGCAAACAAGGAGTATGTGGAATATGGCGTGAATAAGCAGACCAACAAGGCTTTCTTTAACGTTTATGGTGATATGTATGTAGGCGACCGACCTACTAAGGAGAATGGCTATGAGGGTAGTAGCTACATCAAGTATGACAGCGCAGCCAAGCAGGTATCTGTTAAAGGCAAAATCTCAGCCAAATCCACAGTAGATGGCAAGGAATTGTCTCAGTACATCAAGGAGAACTCAGCAAAGGGCTTGACAGAGGAGCAGGTGAACAATCTCATCAAGAACTCGCAGGTTATTACTGACTTGCAGAATCAGGTGGATGGTGCTATCGAGACGTGGTTCTATGAGGGTGTGCCTACTTTGAAGAATGCTCCAGCCAGCAGTTGGGCGACAGACAAGGAAAAAGATACCCATTTGGGCGACCTCTATTATGACAACAAGACGGGCAAGGCATATCGCTTTGCCAAGGATGGCAACACCTATAAGTGGACTATCATTACAGATACCGACATCGCTAAAGCCCTTTCAGATGCAAGCAAGGCACAGGAAACGGCAGATGGCAAAATGAAGGTATTTAGCACTCAGCCGAACCCACCATACCAAGTTGGTGACATTTGGGTTAATGCGACTTATCCAGCAGACGGCAGTACCTATAAGAATGAGGTATTGCGCTGCCAGACTGCAAAGGGTGCTGGTTCTCAGTTCGCAATCGGTGATTGGATAAAAGCATCTAAATACACCGATGATACCGTTGCTAACGCAGCCCAGGCAGCGGCGGAGAAAGCGCAGAAGGCGGCAGAAAAGGCGCAGGGTGACATCAGCAAATTAGGAACTACCGTCACCACCAACAAGAAGGCTTTCGACAGCTACGTTACAGATGGCTATCTAGAGCCTTCTGAGATTGCGGCTATGGCGCAGGATTCCAAGCGACTTGAAGATGCTTTCGCAGCTGCCGAGAAGTCGTACAATGAAGTGAAGGGAGCAGAGGTGTTAAAGAGTACAAAAGAACTCACCGACCTTAATACTGCTTTCACTACTCTCTCTACTGCTAAGACGGAACTCGTTACGTATCTCTCAGATATATCTACAAATTACAATAAGGCTGATACCAACGGCAAGGCTGCTATCGTCTCAGCCGTGGGAACGAAGTTTACCAACTTCCAGTCCGCATACAGCGCATTCTATGACAAACTTGGCTTGGCAAACGCCTATATCACTAGCAAGATATATGGTGACTTGAAGCAGAATATCACAGACCTCGCAGGTTACAAGTATCTCAAGGATGCGCTCGGTCAGACTACACATATTGACGGTGGTCTTGTAATGACAACGCTCCTTGCGCTGAGAGACGGAGACGGAAACGTTCAGAGCGGTATCAACGGAGCAATAGACACGAATAGAGGAAAGAAGAGTATCGCAACATGGTGGGGCGGTCAGATGGTGGATAAGGACTATAATAGCGGAAATCTTACCCCTGCAACCTCCCTCATCCGCTTCGATGGCTCGGGTTATCTTGCCAATGGTGCTATCTGGTGGGATGTGAGCGGAAAGGTTCACGCAGACCCGACATCGTTTATCATCAGTGAGAAGAATCTTGGCGCATACCTCACCTTCTTCGAGCCGACTTGGAAGGAAGGAAGTGCAGGAACGAGCGTTGCCGACCTTGTGTCTTTGAAGCCAAACGCTCCATTCTCTAAACTTGGCGTATCGGGCGATGCTACATTCGAAGGCGCAATCTCCTTCCATGGCATTAAGCTCACGTATGATTCCAAAAACAAGGCTATCAAAATTGATGGCAATCTCTATACCACAGGTGGTATCACGGCATACGGAGCAGGAGCATCTACCACGGGTGGTGGCGGCTTGATTGCAAGCGTAATCAGCTATGCGAGAATCATAGAGGGAAACTATACGGATGCGGACTTGACTAGCATTCCGAATGCCTATGCTATAAAGGCTCTCAGCAGCCGAATTGACAATATAGCATCAGAGCTTGGCGGTCTGAGCCTTTCTTGGAATAACATCACGGGTAAGCCATCAACATTCACACCTAGTGCGCATACCCATAAGTGGACAGAAATCACTGACCGCATCACGAAGGTAAGCCAGCTTACCAATGATAAAGGGTATCTGACTGCTCATCAGTCTCTCGCAAGCTATTATACCAAAGCGGAGATTGATGCAAAGGGCTATACTACCAATGAGGGTACTGTTACATCTGTAGCTCTTACCCTTCCTACTGGTTTGACGTGCGCAACTAAGACTATCACAACAAGCGGTACGTTTGCCATTAGTCTTGCCTCGGGTTACTCTATTCCTACTACTGCAAAGCAGACGGCTTGGGATGGTGCGGTATCAGCAAAGCATACTCATAGCAATAAGTCTGTACTGGACGGCATTACATCAACGAAGGTAACTTGTTGGGATAGTGCCTATGACTGGTACGCCCTTATAACTACTGACGAGGAGACTGCGGACGGCGTTATCAATAAGTGGAACGAGGTGGTTAGCTTCCTCGCAAATATTGCGCAGACAGACACTTTAAGTGGTATCGTTGATGGAATCAATAAGTCTATATCTGACGAGGTAACAAGAGCGAAAAAGGCAGAAGGGGTGAACGCTTCGGGCATATCCACCAACAAGACGAGTATCACCACCTTGCAGGGCTACTTTACAAGCGGTTCAGCGAAAAAGGCTCTCCAGCTCACGAATACTCGCAAGCTTTGGGGTAACTCGTTTAACGGTACTGCCGATATTAACGGAAGTATCATCGTGCCTGACGGAAAGTACATCTCCATCGGCAACATAAAGATGGAGTATGATGCAACCAATAAGGCGTTGAAGATTACGAACACTACGACTAACGAGGTGGCAAACCTCTATACTAGTGGTGGTGTTTCTGCCTATGGTGTTGGGACATCCTCATCCAGTGGTGGCGGCTTGAACGGCAGTGTGAAGAGTTATTCAAATGCCTTGAAGCTTACATCAGAATCGCTGTCTGAGATAGCTTCTGCCTACTCAATCAAGGCTCTTGATTCTCGTATCTCTAGCTTGGAAGGTGGTAGTGCTACTGCTATTTCTGTCAGCGGTAGCGGTAATGCGGTTACGTCTGTCACCAAGAATGGTACTACTATCAGCATAGTTAAAGGTAGTACGTTCTTAACTAATCATCAGTCACTTGATGGTTACGTTAATGCAATATCTGTAAGTGGAAGTGGGAATGCTATCACGTCTGTATCTAAAAGCGGAAAGGGTATTACATTTACTAAAGGTGCAACGTTCCTCACCAGTCATCAAAGTCTTGCTAACTATTATACCAAAAGTAGTGTAGATTCACTTCTTAGTGGTAAGTCGGCAACTAGTCATACTCATAGTGTAAAGATTAACGGTGTTACTAAAACTATTGCAGCTACTGGTGGAACTGCTGTAGATTTAGGAACTTATCTTACTTCTCATCAAAGTTTAGCAAACTATGTTACTATTAATGATAGTAGACTTAGTGATAGTCGTTATCCTAAATTTGCTAATGGTACTTGGTATTTAGTAGGAGACGATGCTTATATTGGTGACCACAATATAGGTGGTACATTTTGTATTAAATCTGCTAATAACGATAGTGTTGCTGGTATTGCATTATATAATACAACCGAAAGCAAATACGCTAGGTTATGGTTTGATAATAAAAATATAAACCTTGACCATCAACTTGTTATGAATAATAATCGTATTTGGATACAAGGGGTTGGCACAGCTGGAGGTAATAATAATAGACTTACTCTTGTAGCAGGTATGCCTAGCGGATTAGCATATAATACTTCATGCCGTGGAACGATTCTTTATTCTAACGGTATAGCATTTGCTGACCCATATAATGGTAATTCAAATAATGATAGTGGATGGATTAGACATTTAGAAACTTCTGCTAATAGTGGAACTTTAGAAATAGCGGTAGGTGATGATGCTTCAAATGAGCAAATTCATTTTAGATGGTATAATACAAATTCTAGTGCAGAAACTATAGCACACGATATAACTGTTCCTAGAGCTACAGGTACTCTAGCTTTAACTAGTCAAATACCTACTACTCTTCCTGCTAACGGAGGTAATTCTGACACTGTAGACGGTTACCATGCAAGTGGTCTTCTTACTGCTCTATCTAATTCTAATAAGGGAATTAGTATAACAGTTGGTGGAACTACTAAAAGCGTATCGAACATTAGTGTTAATTATGCTAGTAGTGCTGGAAATGCAGACACTGTAGATGGTTATCATGAAAGTTCATTTCTTAGATATAGAGGTAATTATGAAGATGCATCTGTAACTAAGGATGGAGTTGGAGTTTATGGTTGGGGTCATACTAATGAGGGACATAATAATTTTCATGAAAGCTATGGTGATATAATTAATATACAAGGCCATTCTACTTGGAGAACTAGATTTGATATAGGAACTAGTGGAAGAATTAGAATAATGCATGGTATAAATACTACTACTGCAACTCAGGTTGGTTATCTTGCTTATTTACATGATAATGTAGCTTCTGCAACAAAACTTGCGGCAGCAAGAACGATATGGGGTCAAAGTTTTGATGGTACTGGTAATGTTAATGGAACAATATACATAAATAATAATAGCTCTAGTAATGGAGCTATACGATTAAATAATGATATAAGTGCTAATGCTCGTATATCTGCTATAAACGACCAAGTAATATTCAATACTGGTAATGCTATTCGTTTTGGTGAAACTAGTTGGGATTGGAATCAATGGGCTGGTCTTAAATATACTCATTCTGATAAAACTATTTATCTTGGTATAGCTGATAAATCTGTGTTTACTGCTAATAGTGCACAAAGTAATGGTACACTTAAATTTCCAGGTATTACAACTATAACTCCTGATGGTGGAGCTAGAATTGGAGGTAGTGGTGGTGATTTATATTTAGGTAATGCTAATAATAGTAATTGGGTGAAAGTTCAAGATATATGTAGTCATAATGGTTCTAATTATTGGTATATACATCAAAACGGTAATGCTCATTTTAATAATATTGGTTCAACTAGTGCTACTATCAATGGTAATGCTACTATCGATGGTAATTTATCAGTTACTGGATTAATATCTAATAAAGGTATATTACCTACAAATTATGAAGTTAATAATAAAGGAATGGGTTGTTATGTTTCAGCTGATGCTTTATGCTCTGGAATTACTGCTATTACTGATAGTATACAAGTTAATCAAGTAACTGTACAATATTCTAATGATAATGGTACTAATTGGACTAATTATGAGATGTCAAATGATAATAAATTTAAGTTATATGCTAATACTGCAGGTGCATATCAAATTTATTTAGGTTATAATGTTATCACTGGTAATAATGATGCTGAGAAATTAGCTCAAGTAAAAAAGAACGAATTGATAGTTTCATTTCATATTTCTAATAGTTGTTATTCTCAAGTTTATTTTGCTAGTGTTGATATTTCAAATGGTATTAGTACTATTTGTACTGTAGAATTTTTAAATAGTAATGGTACTGCAACTAACACTTTTACTAAAGTTATGACTGGATGGAATCAAATTAATTATATAAATCTATCTAATGGTAACGAAGGTTTTCCTGTAGGAAACAATAATAGAAGATATATTAGATTTAGGTTTAAACATGACCAAAATACTACTGCTTTACGTAATACTATAATAAATAAAATACGAATATTTTCTTTTACTAAGTATTCATTTCCTACTGATAGATTTATGGGTCATACAGGTCATATATATAACTTTGATTATAATATGAATACTTACTTCCCTAATAGCATTCTTGCTAAAGGTGGAGTTACAGCTTATCAATCTTCAGACATCCGCTTGAAGCAGGATTTGCGGAAGCTGGACTACTTGGGTATCATCAAGGCAATGGGTGGCACTTATGGCTTCGCTTGGAAGAAGGACAACACAAGGTCTATCGGCTGGATTGCACAGCATGTATTGCACAACCCTCAGTTAAAGGACATCGTGGAGACGGACGAGAAGGGCTACTACAAGATTAACTACTGGTCTCCGAAGCTGATTGCAACGGCATTCGGTGCTATCGAGCAGGTGGGCGATGAGGTCAGCAGGTTGAAGGCTCGGGTGGTCTTCCTTGAATCAGAGGTTCAGCGATTGAGTGGAGATAAGGAAGACTGCAACAAGAAGAGATTAGATAACAAGAATATTAATTTATTAAATTAGTTAAGAAAATGGAGAATTTAAAGATTAACAAGAAGAGTGAACAGACAACCGCCACTTATACCAAGGGCGGCTATCGAGTAGAAATCACCTACAATGTTGACAAGACGGGTGGCAACATCGAGAGCATCAATATGAGTATCTATGGTGACCCAAATGGTAACTATCTCGGCAATGCGAACGCAAGCTACAACGGCAGCGAGCTGACCTACAACATCAGCGGTGTTCCGCAGAGCAAGCTCAGTGAGGTATCAGCATTGATTAAGGAGGTTAATTCCGCTATCGCCGCTAATATTGAAAGCGAGGCAGCAGAGTAAGTATCGTGAGTATTAACGCAGGGTGGCTCTTATAGAGCTGCCTTGCCTAGTGTTTTAAGTTCTAAAGATTAAGCGTATGAAACAATTTATCTTATGGCTTGCGAAAGTATTCAATGTAACAGTAGAGCGAGTTGTTACTAAAGAAGTTATCAAGGAAGTAGAGACAGTTCGATATTTAACTAATGGAGAAATTAAAGGTGATGTTTCTATAGATGGTGATCTTCTTATTAATGGTAGTTTAACTGTTGCTGGTGGAATAACTTGTTATAAAGAAGGAGGTAATTATGAGTGTAAGTAATGGAAAGATAACTGCTCCAGTTAGTATAGACGATGTTAAAAGTGTTCTTGGCTATGGTAGCAACGACCTAGCATCCCTTTGCACTTACGAAGGCATCAACATGTGGGCGAAGTATAAGCCCGTTGACTCAGACAACGCTTTCCTTGATATCAATACTGGGTGGAAGGGTAAGAGGAATGACTGCAACATCAATTATCCTAAAGCAACAAGTATCTATGATATAAAGGGCTATTATTCGCAAGCGGACAACGGCTTCACCCATAGGACGGCATCTGCACCTTACAGACTAGGAGATTTTCGCGGGTATAATCATAACGCAAGAAGTGAATACCTAGGAATTGGCACGACAAGTCCATCAGCGGAAGATGCCGTAAGTATTAGCGCAGCATATAATCTGCAAAGTGTCGATTCTGACTGGATAAGCATGAAAGACTTGTTGGATGATGGTAACATAACCTATCACTTTGGTGTGTTGCTCTATAACAACAATGGCGACAAGCTACAGTATATGAGAACATCAGATACAAACATCGTTAAGTTTACAAAGGTCCACGCAGGCACATACACAGTCTATCCGTTTATGAGCAGCGTGGATTATACAAGCAGTGATTTCCCTCAGTTACAAGCGGGTTCGTATATCCCTATACCAGTATTACAGCCAATCACTCTTGTGGTGAAAACCAGAACAGACATTAATGCTAGCAAGGTTACACTAAGACAAAGTGGTCTTGGAAGTGCAACGATTGAGAATGTTGATAGCGTGTCTCATGTTGTTTCATTGCAACTACGTTTTTCTTCGAGCAAGGAAAATAGTAGTATGCAGGTTGGCGAATCTATTCTTATGAGAAATACAAAACTGGCTGGCGGTGATAGTAAAACCGTTCTTTTCAAGAACCAAATGCAGAGTGGAAAAACTTACGCATTATGGCTGTATGTGGACTATGTTTTGACTACTAAGCAAACGGTATTTATCCAAGGAATTATTGATTAAAAATAATATTTGATTTTCTTGCCAGTTTGGGATATATTTCTTATCTTTGCAACGGAAATAGAAAGGTATTCTGTATAGCAAGTTAATTGGCGAAGAATATTTATAACATAAAAATAAAGAAACAATTATGAAGAAGATTAAGACAATCGAGGCTGTCGCAGCCTACAGAACGTTGAAAGCATTGAAGACATCATCTATGAGCGATGATGCCGCTATGCGAGTTTGGAAGAATATGAAGGCACTGCGCCAAGTAGCCGACACTTACGACAAGGATGTGAAGGAAGCGCAGGAGAGCCTGAAGGACGATAAGTTCGAGGAGATGCAGCACAAGCTTCAGGAGTGCCAGCAGTTGGAGCAGAAGCACGCCGATGAGGGCTACGAATACACCAAGGACGATTCAGTCAAGTTCGCTGAGGTCAATGAGTACTTCTTCAATCAGAAGCAGAAGACCGAGAAGTATTTCAAGGAACTTGCCGACAAGGAGGTAGAGGTAGCCATTGAGGAAGTTGACGAGAAGGAGCTGTTCAAAGCTGCTAAGGATTGCGGCTTGAAGTTCGCTGATATGGAGACCCTTGATGTTGTGATAGGATAATACCAGTGTAGATATAATAATAGCGTTAGAATTTGGCAAGAAAGCCGTTCTAACGCTATTTTTGTAGCCATCTACTTTCAGATTGTTACATTTTATAAAGTTTAACACAAAAATCAATCAAAAACCAATTACTTTTATTAGAAGATGCGTACCTTTGCGGCATCAATCTTTTAAATCAACTAAAATATAACAGCTTATGACTAAAGAGGAAGAAGATGAAGTCCATCGGTTAGTTCAATCAGTCGGTGTTGTACAGTTGTCAAGAGTAATGTTTAAGGACATGGACGTTAGCGAAATGATAAACGTCATTATCCTTGCAGGTAGAGGCTACAGCATAAAGCTACTCACTTGGTTTAAGTATTATTGTGAAGTGATGCCTCTGTTTATCATGCTTTTTCATATTGCATGCATGGTAACATTTGCGTCTCACGAAAAAGAAATGTGCGTATGGTTTAAGGAGAATTGGGTATCGGCAGCATTTATCTATTTTTCCGTTTACATCCATCCGCTTATACTTATAATTGCGAGCAGATTCTTTTGGCTCTGCTACAGATGGCGTATTCCGATGATCATCTACCTATTTGGGATAAATGCTATTCATATCGTATACTGGAATGTTTTTACCACCAAAGAAATGGTGGAAGCTAATGTTGTAATACTTGTAATGACCATTATATTTTATGTATATGGTTTTGCCGATAAGTATTTCTCAGGCAAGGGCTGTCAAAGTTTAATCTCTAGATTATAATGATATGGGAAAGTTATTTGGTTATCACACCTTGGGAGTGTTATTAAAATCGTTATCGGATTCTTGTTTTCGAGCAGACGAGCAAGAGAAGAGAGGGGAGAAGGTAACTGCTTGCGGAATGAGTAGCGATGAGATAGAAGACCTTTGTGAGAACTATCTGCCGTATGCTCTCAACCCGATGCTATCTACCGAGGAGGTCAAGGAGAAACTGCACGTTTCTGATGCTACATTGAATAGAATGGTCGCTAGAGGTGATATTCCGAATGGCGAGTGCAAGAAGCGTGGGCACACCCGATATTTTAAGAAGTGGGATATTCTTCACTATATTAAGAGTAAGAGAGGTAAGTGATTGCCTCTCTTTTTTATTTAGCACAATATAATAGACAAAAAAACACACATTTCCCCGAAAAATATACGCACTTTTTGCCTTAAATTATACATAACGATTATACTATTGGCGTGGTATAGGAACTTTTTGTTTTAATTCCAAATTTCGATACTTTTAAAAATACAATATTTCGAGGAAATTATATACAATATTTCTTCAAAAATATATATATGCGTTTATATGAGTGCATAAAGTTTTGCACTTTTTCGTAAAATCTATTTGATGATTAAATATTTTGTTGTATATTTGCAGCGTTATTGTTTAATCATCAAATAGTTATAGTATGGCAGATAGAATTAAAGATATTGTTGTAGGCGTAGTTCTTGCACTCCTCGCCTATCTTAAACCGATTGAGGGCGAGTTGTCTTCGCTTATGATCGTCTTCACCCTCAACTTTATTTTCGGTTATCTTAGTGGCATGATTGCAAAAGGAGAGAATTTCGAGTTGAAGAAAGCAGTTGTGTGCATCGGTCACGCTACCGTGTTCTTCGTCCTTTGTGCAGCAGTATATGCAATCGGGCGATTCAAAGGACAAATGGAAGGTTCCGTTCAATGTGTTTCCTTTATCTCGTATCTAGTATTGTGGTTCTATGGATGCAATATTCTGAAGAACTTGAAACAGATATTCAAGAAGGGTACCCCTCCTTGGTATGTTGTTAGCTTTATGTACTACCTCATGCGTTTCAAATTTATCGAGAAGATTCCATATTTGTCGGACTATCTAAATTATACAGAAAAGGAGGAAAAGATATGATGTTAGCGATTATTATGGTGGCAGCTATTATAGGAAGCATTCTTGTATTTGGCTGCATTATTCAAGGAAATGATTATAGCGAGGAGGAGAAGTAAACATGGCTGATTCTAGTAAACTCGTTCCGTTTATCCTCAGTTGGGAAACGGACAAATATACAAATAACAAGCATGACAGGGGTGGCGCTACAAAATACGGCATTACCCTTGCTACCTGGAGAAGAGTCGGGTATGACAAGAATGGCGATGGTGTCCTTAACGAAGAAGACGTGAAACGCCTTACTGAGGAAGACTTTCATCGAGTTTTTAAGCAGAACTATTGGAACGCTTGCAAAGCGGACCAAATCCAAGATCAGAGCGTAGCCAATATGCTGGTAGACTTTGCTTATAACAGCGGAGTTAGTAAAGCTGTAAAACATCTACAACTTGTATTAGGTATCACAGCAGATGGTATTATCGGTAATAAGACGCTGTATGCCATTAATAAATCCAATGGAGAAAGACTATTCGAAGCCTTCAAGAAGGATAGAAAAGCTTATCTAAAGAGAATCGCAGTCGGTGACCAGAAAGGTTTTCTTAAAGGGTGGCTTCGCAGACTTAGCTACATTACGTATGGTAATCTAAAATTGAATAAATGATGAAATGGTATGATATAAGATTTTGGAAATGGGCAACCATTACCCTAGTGGTAGGTCTTGCGCTTGTTTCTGTCTTAGGGTGCAGTACTCCTAGAGCAGTAACTACACAAACCTTCATCACAGACAAGCAGAGTGAAAAAAAGTTCGATTCCCTCTTCACTACCCGATTGTCTTATGCCTTCGAGCAATGGCAACATATCCAAAAGCGAGAAACAGAAAAGGCTACCAAAGATAGCAGCTATGTAAAAGATAGCACAGCAACCCGATATGATGCGCAAGGGAATAAGATTGGTGAAGATCGTTTTCATTACGAGAGTCACTATTTATTTGAAAAGGAACGAAGAATGCTCCTCGATACCATCAGTACATATAAAGCATACAAAGATAGCTTTATATATTACAGAGGAAGATGTGACTCCTTATCAAAGATTGGTACCTCTCAGTTCTATAAGATTGACGCTCCTTCTATAAAAGAGAAATCTCTGTCAAGTATGCAGAAGATATTCTTAAAAACGGGGCAGATGTTTTGGTTCTGCTTTATACTCATAGTCATGTACTTACTATATATATCAAGGAAGAAAAAGAAATGTTCTTAGAAAAGTTGTTTAATTAAGGTTTTAAGATTTATTTTTGGATAACTAGGGCGACTACTCGTGATGAGCGGTCGCCCTTTTTGTTTGCAAAGTAAATTCTTCCGTTCTAAGAGGATTAAAAATGAGTCTACCTACTATCACCATAAACCACTGATTTAGAGCCACTAACGAAAACTATGATAGCCTTATAGCTTATTTCAAAACAATTTTCTAACTTTGCACACGTAACGTTACAAATAGTGTTAGTTAAATATTAAGGTTAAATTAAAATTTCGGGATATGGAAAGTAAAACTTACGTGTTCAATCCAGAGAGCGGCACAAGCGGCACAGGCTCTAATGGAATCTTGGCTATGCTTCCTGCACTCATGCAGAGACAGGGTGTTGACCCAGGTCTTATTGCACTCTTGAACAACCGTGGAAACGGAAATGGTTGGGGTGAAGACATCTTTGCAATCCTCCTCTTGTTCATCCTTATGGGCAATAATGGTATGGGGTTCTTCGGAGGTAATCGCTGCATGGGTTCTAACGGACAGGGCGGTGTTGTGCCAATGCTTAACAATGATGCCAATACAGCCGTTATCATGCAGGCTGTTCAGCGCAATGGTTTCGACGTTCAGAGCTTGGCTACAGCCCTCAACACATCAAGTGACGCAGTCATGGCTGCAATCAATGGCTTAGGTCATCAGATTTGCAACCTCGGCAATCAGATGGGCATGAATGCTAATCAGATTTTGACTGCTATCATGCAGGGTAACAATGCCATCGCTACTCAGTTGGCAGAATGCTGCTGCAAGACCAATAACGCCATAACTGCAATGGATGGCAACCTCAAGTTGTCTATCTGTCAGCAGACCCACGCCATCAATGATACGGCAAATGCCAATGCTTTGATGCTCCGTGACAAGGCTGATGCTAACAATCAGTCTGTCTTGGCTAAGTTGGATCAGATGCAGACACAGGCAATGCAGGATAAGCTCGATGCTTTGAGAGAGAAGAATAGTGCCCTGCTTGCTCAGATTTCAAACGAGCATCAGACACAGGCTTTGCAGGCTTATCAGGCACAGGTTATCACACCAGTAAATGCAGCTTTGGCTGCACTGCAGGCAGAGGTGGCTGGCATCAAGTGCAAGTTGCCTAATACCATCAGTGTTCAGTACCCTCAGTACGGAGTATTCAACAAGGACGTTTATACTGCTGCCGCCATGGGAGCTTATGCAGGTGATGTAGCGGCTTCTCGTTCAACTGTAGGATGCGGTTGTTAGGAAAGGAGGTAACTATGTTCCCTTTATATCCATTCAATCCATTTATTCCAATCGGTCAGAGAAACCAAATCAAACTTATTGATGTAGGCGGTATCTATGAGCTGAAGACAAATGCTCAGCAGGTCACAGATGCTAGTGTAGATTATGGTATCAATCCTTGCTACTACAATGCTTTGCCTTGCGAGTGCATTGTACTCTTGAAGATACATCAAGGAGTTGCCGCTGCAAGTGCGACACTTCCTGTTACAATCGTAACTCCAAATAGTGGTTCGACCACTGTTAACGGAACTGCTAACACTAGCGGAACTACTTCCGGCACAACAAAGGTGCCAGTTGTTGATCATGTGGGAAAGGCAGTGACGGGAGCTAACGTTTCTGAAACTACGGAGGCTTTGGCATACATCAATAAGAAGAGCGGTATTATCCGACTGCTTGGGTTTCAGCAGCCTACAGGCGGCTAACAGAGTATTAACTATGGGACAGACTGAAAAGTCTGCCCCTTTAAAAGAGAAAGAAAATGTTTCAAGGACTAAGACAGTCTTCTCTCTTCTACATCTTAGACAAGGGAGGAGAAAAGCCGACTCTAAGAATCGGTCAAGTAATATCGGTCAGCAATCCTCAGCAGAAATATCCTAGCTACGTGCCAGGACAGACTCCGACATTGGAGACGACCGTTGATGTTAAGGTACAAGTAGAAGACCAGCAGGTCAATTTCGAAAAGCTGCCATCTACGGCACAGATAGTGAACTTCGGCAATGAAGGTGTTGTTGTCAGTGACAGCAGAGAAGCTATGTGCGCAGAGATTGATGCTATGTTGCGACATTCAAAGGGAGTCGTGGAAAGTGTAGATTACCACAATGGAGTTATAAGCTCCTGCGAGGAAATGCTCACTAGAATCAACCCACAGATTGCTAAGGAAAAGCAGCAGGAAAAAGACATCAATAACCTCAAATCAGAGGTCAGCGGCATGAAGGGAACGCTATCCAATATTGAATCCATGCTGTCTAAGGCTTTGAGCGGTAACAATTTTAAAAAGTAATTGCTATGGGATATATGGTAGAAATTACGGAAAACAAGTTCGATGAGCTTGTTGACAACTGCGAGGAAATGGTTCGAGCAGGTGGCAAGGTTATGAAGTGCTTGGATAGTCTGAAGCGTGAGCGTATGGGTAATCGTATGCCAATGCCAGACTATCGTGACAAGTGGGACGATGAAGATTGGCGTGACGAAGACCGCTATGGAGAGCGACGCTACTATGGTCGCCGTGGCGGTGGACGTTACTAATGTTTAATTCGGTGGTGGGGATTTTTCCCTGCCACCCTTAAAAGAAAGAGCTATGGGAAAATGTAGAATGCCTTTGGATGCTTACGATATGAAGCCAGAAGGAATGATAGCATATCTGAGATATAATGGCTGGCACTTCAACAAAAAGGCTTGTGAGTGGGCAGTTGCTCAGATGAGAAAATACAACCCTGTCACCAAAAAGGATGAGGAGGTTGACTATATGGATAAGGATAAGGTTGAATCCATCCTTACCAAGCAGGGAGTGACGCTTGAAAATAATGTAGGCTATGATCATGTCTATGTGGCAAACATGGTTAAGGCTGATTTCTATAAGTCTTCCATCGAGGACGAAGCTCATATGGCTTTGTTCGTGAAAGATATGGTTGATGATACCGACCAGAAGGATGGTTTCATCTTCAACAGATTTTATGCCGATTGCAACCATAATGGCATCGGCATTCCATGGGATGATATTTTATGATAAGTCAAGAGATATATCTAGAAAAGTACGATTGGAAAGTTCTTGTGTTTTACGGTTTGGAATCATCTGATACCGATGAGGTATGCAACTCCCTTGTGCAGATAGGCTGCACAGAAAAGGCAGTCGAAAGCGCAAGGGAGCATTGCTTACGAGGAATGCCGAACACAGGTCTAACCTACTCCAATCTTGCAGGTAGAAAGAGTGTGGTTGCTATTAGCAGGACCACATCAGAATATGAGTTTGTGAATACTGCCACACACGAAATGTTTCATGTTGTCACTCATATCTGCGAATCACTAGGTATTGACTTGAAAGACGAAGAGCCTTGCTATATGATGGGATGGCTCTGCCAGGCAGTTAGTAGGATATTCATTTAAAATTTAGAAATATGACGGACATTAAATTAATGGTGGATGCTGCAAGGCAGCTAAACCAGACTTGGAAAATGAGTAGTAATGATTTGGAGACAGGAAATATCCCAAACGATGTGTATAATGCTTTGTGTGAAGTGGATGAAGCCGTAACCAATCTGATTGACAAAGTCGGCGAAGCTACAAAAATCATTACATTAAGCAGCATCTACAAAAACGTATAACTCTTTGATACCCAATGAGTTAAATTTAGTATTTTTAACTAAAATAAAGTGTGATATATTTGCATATACCACACTTTTTTTGTACCTTTGCAT